TTATAAACGTTAATCATTCAGGAAATGAGTCGTGGACTATAGCAGCTCAATCTGGAGTTGGGGCAGATGATTATTTAGATATAGGTATTAGCGGAGGTAATAGAGCAATGTCTTGGCACGAAACAGGCAGAGTCGGTATTGGGACTACTAGTCCTCAACAACTTTTGCATATAAATAATTCATCAGGAAGTTTTTCAGCAGAAGCAGTATTAAGAGGTTCAACTTCAACAGGAACACCAAAAAGTGAAATAGCATTTAAAAGAGCAGCATCAGGCGATGGGGCAAATATGGTTTTAAGAACATCAAATAGTTCAGGAACAATACAAGATGTTTTAACATTAGACACTTCACAGAACGCAACGTTTGCAGGAGATTTAATTTTACCTGCTCAAAATATACAATTTGGAAGTAATAGTAATCACATTTTATCATTTGAAAGTTTAGATAGTACTACAACTGCAATGGAGTTACAGATGGTATCTGTACAAGGAAATGCCATAGGAAAAATTTATGCAGAGGGTACTGTAGGGGATGGAAACAATCTTATGGCTTTTCGAAACGGAAATGGAAATAACTTTATGGCTTCTACTCAAGGGGGTTCTACTGTATTTTCTACAAGTAATACAGAAAGAATCAGAATTACTAGCGCAGGCAACGTTGGAATTGGTACTACTGCTCCCGGCTCTAAATTAGATGTTAATGGAAATGGTAGATTTTTAGGTTCTGCAACATACGACACAATATCCATATACAATAGCGTCGCCGCCAACGCAGACAAACAAGCTGGTTTAGCTAGTCTAAATCACGCTGGGAATAAAGTTTCTATGTTGCAATACGCTACCAACTCTGGTGCAAATACTATGTATTATGGTAGTGCTGATAATAATTTTTCTGGATTACAAAATCATATTTGGTATGTAAATGCAGGAGTAAATACACCTGCCACTGGTCACACTGAAGCAATGCGTATTAATTCTTCAGCCAACGTTGGTATTGGGACAACTGGAATATATGCTACAGCCCAAGATTTAAACTTGTCAGGTAAAGGAATATCTATTAAAAATAATATAACAGGCTCAAATAACAATTGGAGTTATATCCATAATACAGCAGCAGGAAGTAGTTCAAATTTAGTTTTTGCTACAGGAGCATCATTAACCGCTTTAACTTTAGCACATAGTGGAAAAGCAACCTTTGCAGGAGATGTAACAGTCACTGATAGGTTATTAATAAATGCTGCGACAACAGGAAGTCCTTATCTTTCTCTTGACCAAAATGGAGTAGAGAAAGCCTACATACAATATGTTGATGCAGGAGATAATCTTGTTATGCAATCGGACGGTGTAATGAATTTTAGAACTGGCGCTACATCAAGACTGAGCATAGATACTGATGGAAAATCAACTTTCATAGCAGAAACTACTTCATCTTCAGGAGTTTTAACTTTACGAGGTACTAGCGCAACAGGAGGCGTTAGTTTATATTTTAATCAAGCTTCAACTAGAAGAGCTTATATAGATTATGAAAATGCAGGGAATATAATTGTTGCTTCAGAGTATGGAGGCGTAAAATTCATGACTGGAACTGGTGGTACTGAAACTGAGAAAATGGTTATTCAGTCTGACGGTGACGTTGGTATTGGTGTTACAAACCCAGTTAACAAATTACAAGTTGGTGGTAAAATATATTCATCTAGTGATATACAAGCAGTTGGTCAAGTGCAAACTGCAACCTTAAGATGGTCAGCAACTACAACGCCATTAGAGCAATCTGGAGCATTAACAAGTTCTGCGCCAGCTGATCCAGATACGCCAAGTGGATATATAGAAATTAAAGTTCAAACAACTGTTTATCTTATACCTATATTTGAAAAAGAAACCTAATGATAATGCAAAAAGCAACACCTGAGCTTATAGCTAAAATAAAAAAGTCAGGAAAAAAAATAATTAAAATGAGTCTTGAAGATTTTCAATTATCTTTAGGAGGAATATCAACATCAAAACCAAAAACAAGTAAATAAATTATGGCAACAACATACGATTGGAATTGCAAAACAGTAGACTGTTACCCTATTGACGGAGAATACACAGACGTTGTGTATAACGTGCACTGGATAGTAACTGGAACATCAAGCACTTTAGACCCTCATGGTAACGCTTATACATTATCAAGTATTGGTACACAAACAATAAGCACTAGTGATCTTTCTGGATTCACACCTTTCGATAATCTTACTAATGCAAACGTAGTAGCTTGGACTAAGTCAGCTATGGGCGCAGAGCAGGTTACAGCTATAGAAACAAATATTGATAGTCAAATAGCTTTAATAATTACACCAACTTCAGTTACACTTACTATTGGTCAGCCTGTACCAGCTGAATAAGTAAATAATTTGTATATTTATGCCCTTGTTTAATTAATAAAATAAAATTCAATGTCGCAAGATAATAAAATCACACAAGAAGAGTTGACTAGGGTTACAGAGCTTAACTCTAAAATGGTTCAGATTCAAGGAGAAATTGGAGCTGGAGAACTTCGTAAAGCCGACTTAGTAGCAATGTTTGCTAAAGAATCTGAGCAAATGGAAGTTATTAAAAAAGAACTAGAAGACACATACGGAAAAGTCAACATTGACCTAAAAGACGGTTCTTATGAGTTGATTCCCGAAGAAGAGAAAGAGTAAATTATTTATAATTCCTAGCATGGCAAAGATTAGCACGTACACGATAACAGTTCCAACAGAAAACGATATAATCATAGGCACAGACGTTGAGAACACCAACATAACTAAGAACTTTACGGCTCTTAGTGTAGCTAATCTTGCTGCCGCTTACACTCTTCAAAATGTCTTAACTGAAGGGAATGTTGCAACATCGAACATGACCTTAACTGGTAATCTTTCCATTACTGGAAACACCACGCTAACAGGGCCCGTTGTTGTTGCAGGCACATTGCGTGTTGACAGCGCGGGAACTCAGCCTACTGATGGGACTGACGTTGATCCCTCGGCTCAACCTATTACACCTATTGTAGGTAGTGGGAAAAGCTCTACTAGATACCTTTCTGAGCCCGACGCGTGGCTTAAGGTAAATATTGGAGGAACTGAATATGTGTTCCCTGGTTATATACCGGGATAAAATATACTTTAATGGACATTAGAAAATTATCCGTTGGCGCGGACTATAAGTCGGGCGCAATGCATTACATCGTTTCACAAGACGTCCTTGGAGGGTCTCATAAAATCCACCTTATTCAAAAGGATAAGTCTAGTGGAGACATAAAAATTTGGGTAGAAAGCAATGATGAAGTAATTCTTTGGAAGCAATTCAATGCGAATATGCCTTTTTCTATAGAGTATAACATTAATTTTTAAAGAGGCATGTCGCAAGATTTTAATAATTGGCTAGAAGAACTAGAGGAAAAAGAAGTTTCCGAAACGTGTAGTATTGATGATCCTGAGTGTGAAAATTGTGGGTCATGAAGTCTCCACATTCTTTTATTATAAAACCAGTAAAAGGAAGGCGTTATGACAATATTAAGAAAATTGGTGATGTGGATTTCATCACGAGCTCTTCAAAAGAAGACCATAAAGTATCTAATAGGTTTGCTGAAGTAATAGAAGTTCCTATCGGATACCAAGGGGACATTAAGAGTGGGGATATTCTTTTGGTTCACCATAATGTTTTTAAGTATTACAATGATATGCGGGGCCGAGAAAGGAGTAGTCATAACTTCTGGAAGGACGACATATTCTTTGTCGATTTTCATCAGTTTTTTCTATATCACAATGGTGTCGATTGGAACACCACAGGGAAGTATTGCTTTATAAAACCCTCAGAGACTAAAGACTACTATTTAAATAAGTTTACTAAGGAGGAGCCTCTTGTTGGGACGATACGTTACATTACTAAAAAGCTACAAAATATAGGGCTAAAAGAGGGTGACGAGATAGCCTACACCCCTGATAGTGAATATGAATTCACTGTAGAGGGAGAAAAGCTTTATCGAGTAAATAGTGAAAACATTTGTATATTGCTTTAATGGACATTAATGAAATTAAATTACAAATAATAAAAGCTGGAGAACAAGCTGTCCGTCAATTAATTAAAGTTGCTCAAGAAGACATTATAAAATACGACACAGAAGACGAGCTTGCTCCTGATAGATTAAAAAACGCTGCGGCGACAAAGAAGCTTGCTATTTTTGATGCTTTTGAAATATTATCTCGCATTGACGCGGAAAGACAAGCGTTAGATGCTCCTGTTGAACAAAATAAATCTAAAGGTGGGTTTGCTGAACGAAGGGCAAAGTAAGATATACGAGATTGCGCGAGACGTAATCCCAGGCTCTGTTTTTTCTAGGAAGAACAAGGCGAAGTCTTGGCTGTATGGATATGATGAGAAGTACGATATTATTGTTATATCTAAAGATGGAACAATAGGAGAGATTTATAATATAGGAGGGCTATATGTAGCCTTACCATCTCAACCTAAAAAAATATATTCTAGGAGTAAAAAAGTAGCCGATCAATACTGGCATCCTTTTGAATATCCAAAAGAGCTATCTAAGATAAAATCTATATTTTCTTGGAACGATATGCCTGCTAACTTTAAAGATAAGTGGGTGGACTCTATAGAGGCGGAGTTTGATAACAGAGACAATGGTTTCTGGTTTATGAATAATGGTATTTCAACTTATATGACTGGCTCTCACTATATGTATTTGCAGTGGACAAAGATTGACGTAGGTCTTCCGGACTTTAGAGAGGCAAATAGAATATTTTTTATTTTTTGGGAAGCTTGTAAGGCCGATGTTAGGTCTTTTGGAATGTGCTACTTAAAGATTAGACGTTCAGGTTTTTCTTTTATGGGTTCGTCAGAGACTGTAAATATTGCCACAGTGGCAAAAGATGCTAGAGTAGGAATACTCTCTAAGACTGGTGGTGATGCTAAAAAAATGTTTACAGACAAGGTGGTTCCTATCAATAGCAATCTCCCTTTCTTCTTCAAGCCGATTATGGATGGTATGGATAAGCCAAAGACTGAGCTTGCCTATCGTGTTCCCGCCTCAAAAATTACTAAAAAGAATATGACCAAAACTGAAACAGAAGATGTTGAGGGGTTGGACACTACAATCGATTGGAGAAACACATCCGACAACAGTTATGATGGAGAAAAACTACAGCTATTAATTCATGACGAGTCTGGGAAATGGATGAAGCCTGATAACATCTTAAATAATTGGCGTGTTACAAAAACTTGTTTGAGGTTGGGATCTAAGGTGATAGGTAAATGTATGATGGGTTCTACCTCTAATGCTTTAGATAAGGGTGGTGATAACTTTAAGAAGTTATACTATGACTCTGATCTTACCAAAAGGAATTCAAACGGTCAAACAAAGAGTGGGCTCTATTCTTTATTTGTTCCTATGGAATGGAATTTTGAAGGATACATAGACAGATACGGTATGCCTGTTTTGTATAGTCCTGAGTCTCCTATAAAAGGCATAGACGGAGGGAAGATTTCTATGGGAGCTATTGAGTATTGGGAGAATGAGGTTTCGTCTTTAAAGTCTGACTCTGACGCATTAAATGAGTTTTACAGACAGTTTCCACGAACCGAATCACACGCTTTTAGAGATGAGAGCAAGGCTTCAATATTTAACTTAACAAAAATATATCAGCAGATAGACTATAACGATAGCCTAATTACCGAACACTTTGTTACCCGTGGCTCTTTTCATTGGAAGAACGGAGAGAAAGACACAGAGGTTGTTTGGTCTCCTGAGAAAAATGGCAGGTTTAAAGTTTCTTGGCTTCCCCCTCGTCACCTTCAAAACAAAGTAATAAAATCTAACGGAAAGTTTTTGCCAGGGAACGAGCATATTGGATCTTTCGGCTGTGACTCTTACGATATTTCAGGCGTTGTTGGGGGAGGTGGCTCTAATGGTGCACTTCATGGAATGACAAAGTTTAATATGGATGACGCTCCTAGTAATGAGTTTTTCTTGGAGTATGTAGCTAGGCCACAAACTGCAGAGATATTCTTTGAAGAGGTTCTAATGGCCTGTGTATTTTATGGCATGCCAGTGCTGGCTGAAAACAATAAACCTAGGCTCTTGTATCACTTTAAAAACAGGGGGTACAGAGGCTTTAGTATGAACAGGCCCGACAAGCGCCTTAACAAGCTCTCTAAGACCGAGAAAGAGCTAGGCGGAATACCTAACTCGTCAGAAGACGTAAAGCAGTCTCACGCATCCGCAGTGGAGTCCTATATAGAAAAGTATGTAGGGATAGACACGGAGGGCACGTATAGAGAGAGTGGGGACATGGGCTCTATGCCCTTTGCTCGAACATTAGAAGATTGGGCAAGATTTGACATTAATAACAGAACGAAATTTGATGCCACCATTAGCTCTGGTTTAGCGTGTATGGCCAATCAAAAACACATGTATCTACCTGAGCAAAAGCAATCAAAAATAAGCGTTAACTTTGCTAGATATAATAACCGTGGCTCGTTCAGCGAACTATTACAGTAAATGAAAGAGGTAAGTATTGACATTTTGCCCTCAGGGTTTCCGAGTCAGTTTGTATCTGACGCAGAGAAAGCGACTCAAGAGTTTGGGCTCAAGATAGGACAATCCATTCAGTATGAATGGTTTAAAAGAGATAGTGGGTCTTGTAGATACTACGGTCAGTGGCGTGAATTTAATCGTTTAAGGCTATATGCTAGAGGCGAACAATCGGTTGCTAAATACAAAAATGAGCTTTCTGTAGATGGTGATTTAAGCTATTTAAACCTAGACTGGACACCCGTCCCTATTCTTCCAAAGTTCGTTGACATTGTTGTAAACGGAATGCAAAGTCGTCAATTTGAAGTTAGAGCATATGCTCAAGACGCTATGTCTGCAGGTAAAAGAAACGCCTATCAAGATATAATTGAAGGCGACATGGTAGCAAAAGAGCCATTAACCAAAATGTCAAAAGCTTTTGGAATTGATCCCTTTCAAATGGATCCTTCTCAATTGCCAAATGATGATCAAGAGTTAGCTCTTTATATGCAGCTAAATTATAAACCATCTATTGAAATAGCAGAAGAAGAAGCAATCAATACTTTACTAGAAGAAAATCATTACTCTGACATTCGCAAAAGAGTAGACTATGATTTAACAACAATTGGGATTGGCATTACAAAGCAAGAGTTTTTAGCAGGCGATGGAGTTAGAGTAAGTTATGTTGATCCAGCAAATGTTGTTTATAGCTATACTGAAGACCCTCAGTTTAAAGATTGTTTTTATTGGGGAGAGATTAAGACACTTCCAATAACTGAACTTATTAAAATTGACCCTAGTCTTACAACTGAAGATTTAGAAACAATATCAAAGTATAGCCAGAGCTGGTACGATTACTTTAATGTATCCGATCAGTATCAAAATGATATTTTTAGTAGAGACTCTGCAACTCTAATGTATTTCAATTATAAGACAACAAATAAGTTTGTTTATAAAAAGAAAGACTTAGATAATGGTAACTCTAGAGTTATAGAGAAAGACGACAACTTTAATCCGCCTGAAGAGATGATGGAGGAAGGTAACTTTACTAAAGTTGAAAAAACAATAGATGTATGGTATGAAGGAGTTATGGTTATGGGAACTAATATTATGCTCCAATGGAAAATGATGGAGAATATGGTTCGTCCTCAATCTGCTTCTCAATACGCAATGCCTAACTACGTTGCAACGGCACCTAGAATGTACAAAGGAAACATAGAGTCTTTGGTTAGAAGAATGATTCCTTTCGCTGATTTAATTCAAGTCACGCACTTGAAGATGCAACAAGTTATATCAAGAATAGTCCCAGATGGCGTATTCATTGATGCCGATGGGCTTAACGAAGTTGACTTAGGAACTGGCGCTGCATATAATCCCGAAGACGCGTTACGCTTATACTTCCAAACGGGTAGTGTTATTGGACGTAGCTATACACAAGACGGGGAATTTAATAATGCTCGCGTTCCTATTCAACAACTCACATCTAACTCTGGGCAATCTAAAATGGCTGCATTGATTGGCAACTACAATCACTATATGGGTATGATCCGCTCAGTAACTGGACTTAATGAAGCAAGGGATGGATCCACTCCCGCGCCAGAGGCTCTTGTCGGTGTTCAAAAGTTAGCCGCTTTAAATTCCAACACGGCAACTAGGCATATTTTAGAGGGAAGTCTATATATAACCAGAACACTAGCTGAAGCTCTATCTTGCAGGGTTGCTGACATTATGCAATACTCTGATTTTAAAGAAGAGTTTGCTATGCAGATAGGTAAGTATAATGTGCGTCTTTTGGAAGAAATAAAAGATTTATATATATATGACTTTGGTGTATTTATAGAAATGTCTCCAGATGAAGAAGAGAAAGGACAGCTAGAAGCTAATATACAAATGGCTTTATCTAGAGACGCAATTGGTCTAGAAGACGCTATTGATATAAGAGAAATAAAAAACATTAAGCTAGCCAATCAATTGCTTAAAGTAAAAAGAAAGCAGCATAAAAAAGAAGAGCAACAAGCTGAAATGATGAAACAACAATCTCAAGCTCAGATAAATGCTCAATCTCAACAGATGTCTGCACAGATGGCTATGCAAAAAATACAAGCCGAAACTCAAGGGAAAATGCAAATCAAACAAGCGGAAGTTGCTTTTGAAATAGAAAAACTTAAGAATGAAGCAATGCTTAAGAAAGAATTGATGGCTACGGAGTTTCAGTATCAAATGCAAATAAAAGGCGTTCAAGAAACCGCTATTGACAATAGAGAACAAAGCAGAGAAGATTCTAAATCTCAAAGAATAAGTCAACAGAACTCAGAACAGTCTAAGCTTATAAATCAAAGGAAAAACAATTTGCCTCCAGTAAGTTTTGAGTCTAACGAAGACTCTCTAGATGGCTTTGATTTTGCTGAATTCAATCCTCGATAAAGGATATATTTTTTATCATAACTTTGTATCAATTAAATTAAATCTATGAAAATTACAGTAAAAGAAGTCGCTAATGTCGAAGCAAAGTCAGTTCAAGAAGTTGAAAATGAATTGTTGACTAAGCACGAAGAGGAGTTTTCTCAAGAAGAAAAAGTTCCAGAAACAAATACAGGAGAGGTAGCTACCGAGGAAACTCAAGTTGCTGAACTTGAAAAACAGAGTTCCTCACTTAAAGAGGAAGACGTTCTTTCATATATTAAAAATAGATATGATAAGCAGATTGACTCTGTAGATCAATTGTTTTCCGAAAGAGAGCAAGCTGAAGATCTACCAGAAGATGTTTCCGCTTATTTAAAATATAAAAAAGAAACAGGTAGAGGCATTAAAGACTTTATGAAAATAAATGAAGACTTTGATGACCTAGACGACAATACTCTCTTAGCGAGATATTACGCCAATAAAGAAGATGGCCTCGACAGTGATGACATTTCTTTTATGATCGAAGAAGAGTTCGGTTATGACACAGAAATAGATGAAGAGTCAGACATTAGGCATAAGAAGGTAGCTAAGAAAAAAGAACTTGCCAAAGCAAAGAACTTCTTTGAGGATCAAAAGGAAAAGTACAAAGCCCCCCTTGAGTCAAGCCCGGGTGCCGCTTCTTCTAAAGACCAAGAAGAGTTTAATTCTTACAAGGAATACCAAGCGAAAGCTTTAAATGTCCAAGATGAGGAACGTAAAAAGTACGAATGGTTTCAAAAGAAGACGGATGAATACTTCAATGATGAATTTAAAGGTTTTGAATTCAATGTCAATGATAGGGATATAGTCTACTCTCCTGCTGATGCTGCAGAAATCAAAAGCACTCAATCTGACCTTAACAATTTTATTTCAAAATACGTTAACAAGGATGGTGTAATTGACAATGCCAAAGGATACCATAAAGCTCTAGCGATGGCGATGAACCCAGACCGAGTAGCCAAGTTCTTCTATGAGCAAGGCATGTCGGACGCTGTAGATAATGTAGCAAGAAAGTCTAAGAACATTAATATGGATATTAGGCAGACACCACAGAATCTTAGTAAAGGAGGGTTTAACGTGAAGTCCGTAAGCAATGACTCTAGTCGTGGCTTGAGGATACGTTCAAATAAAAATAAATGATTAAAATAAATTATTATGGCTGTAGATGCAGTTCCCGGGTTTGACTTACAACCCAGTGCCGAGCGCGTAGCGCTTGCCACGAATTATATTACTAACTTCAATTTCTTGAATCAGTATCTTCCTGATACTTATGAAAAGGAATTTGAGCGTTACGGTAACCGTACCGTAGCTTCTTTCTTGAGAATGGTTGGCGCTGAAATGCCTTCTAACTCTGACCTTATCAAATGGGCTGAGCAAGGAAGACTTCACACTAAGTACGTTGATTGTACTCCAAAAGCGGCTTTAGCTGCTTCAGATACTGCAACATTCGATGTTAACGATACGCTTAATCCAGGTTCAGGAGGTATCGCTATCAGAGTTGGACAGACAGTTATGCTTTCAGCTAATTCTCTTTCAACAACTAATAAGGCTATTGTAACTGCAGTAGACTATCCGAATAAAGAATTTACTGTTGCTTTCTATGAGGCGCTCGGTATGACTGCGGCTACAACTGACAAGTTCACTGTATTTATCTATGGTTCTGAATTTAAGAAAGGAACAGACGGCATGACCAACTCTTTAGAGGCTGACGATTCATTTTTTGAGAACTCTCCTATCATTATCAAGGACAGATATGCTGTTTCTGGTTCTGACATGGCTCAGATTGGATGGGTAGAGGTTACTACTGAGAATGGTGCTTCTGGATACCTATGGTATATGAAGTCAGAGCATGAGACTCGTCTCCGCTTTGAGGACTACCTAGAGACTGCTATGGTTGAGGCTGTTCCTGCTGCTGCTGGATCAGGAGCTATTGGATTTGCAGGCGCTGCAGGTACTTCTGCAGCTGATGTTGGAAACAAAGGATCTGAAGGTATCTTCCACGTTGTTGGACTTAGAGGTAATGTTTGGTCTGGAGGAAATCCAACCACATTGGCTGACTTTGACGCTATGATCGAAAGATTAGACAAGCAAGGAGCTATCCAAGAGAATGTTATTTTCTTAAACCGTCAGTTTGGTTTTGATATTGATGATATGCTAGCTGCACAGAACTCTTATGGAGCAGGTGGTACTTCTTACGGATTGTTTGACAACGATGAGGAAATGGCTTTAAACTTAGGTTTCAAAGGCTTCACTCGTGGTTATGACTTCTATAAGACTGACTGGAAATACTTAAACGACCCAACTATGCGCGGTGGTTTAAATGCTGGTAAGATTTCAGGGCTTTTAGTTCCTGCTGGATCTACTACTGTTTATGACCAAATCCTTGGTAAGAACGCAAAGCGTCCTTTCCTTCACGTTAGATATCGTGCTTCAGAAACTGAAGATCGTCGATATAAGACTTGGATCACAGGTTCTGCTGGAGGCGCTGCAACAAGCAGCCTTGACGCAATGGAGGTTAACTACCTTTCTGAGCGTGCAGTTTGTACTTTAGGTGCTAACAACTTCTTCTTGTTTGAAGGATAAATAAACTCAACGGGGGGGTGTTTAAACACCCTCCCTTTTTTTAAATCATATTAAATTATATCTAATGAAAAAATCTTTATCTCTTGTGGACAAAAGTTTTGTGCTTAATCGCACAACACCTCCACTCTCATTTATGCTATCATCACGAAACACACGTCGCAATCCTCTATTGTATTTTGATGGCACTAGCAACAGGCCTCTTCGGTATGCTAGAAACCAAAAATCACCTTTTGAAGACGAGCAAGACGGAACTGCTATTGTTGAACCTATAATCTTTGACGATGGCTTCTTGCATGTTCCTAAAGAGAATCCTCTTCTTCAAGAGTTCCTATCTTATCACCCAGGCTTTGGGGATGTTTTTAAGGAAGTGAATAAAGAAAAAGATGCCAAGCTAGAGGTTGAGAGCCTTGATGCTGAGGTTGATGCTTTAATTGCCGCTAGAGGACTAACACTAGAGATGCTTGAGAATATATCTCGTGTTCTTCTAGGGTCTTCTGTTGACAAGATGACTACTGCAGAATTAAAAAGAGATGTCTTGGTTTTTGCCAAGCAAAATCCTTTTGAATTTTTAGACTTACTTAACGACCCTATGCTTGAGTTAGAGAGCAAGGTTGCTAAGTTTTTTGAAGATGGTATATTAGGTATGCGCAATAATAACAAAGACGTGTACTTTAATCTAGCAAAGAACAAAACTAAAATGTTGACGGTTCCTTTCGGGGAGTCTGCCAATTATATTGTGGCTTCATATTTGCAGAGCGATGATGGTATTGAAACACTCAAGCTTCTAGAAAAACAAAAGTAATTCACCTTTACTCTAATTAAGACCTCAGAAATGGGGTCTTTTTTTTTGACTATCTTTGAGTATTATTAACATCTAAAATATATAACTGATGGCAAAATTATTAACAGTAAAAACAGCTTCAAACGGAAATTTAATGATTCCCGCAGAGAAGATTATTTTTTGTGGTACTAGCGGAGATCCCTTTACTACTACTTCAATTTATTACAGTGGAGTAGAGGCGACTTTTGATGTAATCACTATAACTCATGCAGCAGATACTTCCAGTGGAAACAACATGATAAATTATTTACAATCAAAATTTGTAGAAGTAGCGCAAAGCAAGTGGTCTGAAGGAGTGCTCGATATAACTCACGATGCGCCTACAGTAATCTCTAACGTAACAATAGCTTAATTATGATAAAATATTTCAACATTCCAGTAACCGGATTGAAACCGATTTTAGTAAACGCAAGCCAGGCTTTGTTTATTAATCAAACATCAACTACAGAAACTTTTATAAATTATAACGGAACTTCTGCAAGTACAGACAGTATAAAGTTGACTCACGCTGCGGATGCAACCGGAGTGGCGATGCAGAATTTTTTAATAGAAGAATTGAAAAATATGCTCTCATCTTCTTATACTAATGTAGCTCCTCTTTTGGCTCCCCCAATGGCTGTGGGCATTATTCAACTAGCTTAATATTAGAGAATAACTTAATTATCTAAAGAGGGGTCAACAAAAATTGACCTCTTTTTTTTTGTCTATCTTTGTTAAAACCTTTAAAAATGATAAACTCAGTAAGGAATACTGTACTATCGGTATTAAATAAAAATAACTACGGATATATATCCCCCTCGGATTTTAATCTGTTTGCTAAACAAGCGCAGATGGATCTTTTTGAGGATTATTTTTATAACTTAAATTATCAAATAGTAAAAGAAAACGCCCGTCAATCAGGCACGGGGCTAGCAGACATATCGAAAAGCTACGAAGAAGTAATAGCTTCTTTTTCAAAAACCGCAATTCTTGCTCCTGCCGCAAATCCAGCAGTAAACACTTATATTACTCCCGAAGACTATTATTTACTAAACGTTGTGGAGTATACGCCAACAGGTGTGGAAGTAGAGAAGGTAGAAGAGAATAAGATAAGAAACTTAACTGCATCAACCTTGATGGGCCCGACTACTTCATTCCCTTTATATGTTGAGAGGGGAGATAACATTGCCGTCTACCCTACCACAATAACTGGAGCGACGGATATAACCGCATACTATATTAGAAACCCTAAAGAGCCAAAATGGACATGGGTGCAATTGACTTCTGGAGGCCCAGTATTTAATGCTTCTGCGGCAGACTATCAAGACTTTGAGCTTCCTTTGTCAGATGAGCCAGACTTAGTCATGAAGATTCTAGAATATGCGGGAGTTTCAATAAGAGAGGGTGATGTGGTTAAATTTGCAGATAGTGAATTAACGAAAGAAGCTCAATCAGAAAAATAACATATGGCATACTTAAATCAGTTTCAATATTACACAAACGGAACCAATCCTGCAGAGGAAACAAATTGGGGGTCGTATCAATACACGAGCCTATCTGATATCGTAAATAACTTTATGGCTATATATGCTGGCAATAATGAGCTAGTAAATAACGTAGAGAGATATCAAGTATTGTTCCACGCTAAAAGGGCGATTCAAGAATTAAACTATGATGCGTTTAAAGAGATTAAGGCGCTAGAGTTAAGTGTTGACAATGAATTAAGATTTGTTCTTCCTTCTGACTATGTAAACTGGGTAAGAATATCTCTGTATAGAGATGGGGTTATTTTCCCTCTTACTGAAAACATTCAGCTAAACTCAAGTAGCGCTTATCTTCAAGACAACGAGAGTAGGGTTTTATTTGATCAAAACGGGAACATATTAAAGCCAGAATATTCTAATATAGATATAGAAAGAATAAAAGGAACTAAAAAAAGTATATACCTAAACGAAAACAACTCCAACTTCAACGGAAGAGAGGGGTGGTGTTGTGATGGCTCTTGGTATTTTGAGTACAATGTAGGGGCTAGATATGGTCTAAATACTGAAACGGCAAACGCTAACCCTACTTTTAGAATTGATAAGTCGGCAGGCGTTATAAACTTCAGCTCTGGGATGTTAGATAAGATAGCAATACTTGAGTATGTGTCTGACGGAATGGAAGGTGGAGACATCGCTTCTATAAGCGTAAATAAACTATTTGAAGACTATGTGTATGCTCACATTAAATACGCCATCTTATCCTCTAAGCTAGGCGTTCAAGAGTATATTGTTGGTAGGTCTAGAAAAGAAAAGACAGCATTGTTAAGAAATGCCAAGATAAGAATCAGTAACATTCACCCTGGTCGTCTGCTTATGAACTTGCGAGGTCAGAATAAGTGGCTTAAGTAGCATGGACATACAAACTAATTTCATAAAAGGGCGCATGAATAAAGGCGTCGATGAAAGGATACTCCCTATGGGCGAGTATAGAGACGCTCTGAATATACGATTAGGCTCAACTGAGGGTACTACTATTGGAGCGGTAGAGAACACAAAGGGCAATGAGCAAATAACCACACTAGAATATAACGGAAGTGTTTTAAGCGCAAACGCTGTGTGTATTGGAGCTTACGAGGACGGGACAACGGAGACTATGTATTGGTTTGTTCACGACCCCACTAGAGGCGTAGACATGGTGGCGTCATACAACACTAACATTCAAGCCCTTAACTATCACTTAATCTCTACATCTGTTTTAAACTTTGACCCTAAGTTCTTAGTCACTGGGGTGGACTTAATAGATAACTTCTTGTTTTTTACAGATGATTTAAACCCACCAAGGGTTATTGATGTAAATAGACAATACGCCAACTCTTTTATTGAGGCAGACATTAGTGTGTTACGACCAGCCCCTATAACGTCTCCAACATTTACATTAAAAAATGTAAGTGGATCTGATGACTTTATGGAGACAAATTTTATTTCGTTTGCATATCGCTATAAGTATGAGAACTTTCAATATAGCGCTCTATCTCAATTTTCTGACTTAGCTTTTTGTCCATCCCCTTATGAAGTTTCAGAAGATTTATACTCAAACTCTGGTATGCGAAATGCATTTAATGCTGCAGAAGTTTCTTTTACCACTGGAGGAGCTAGTGTTATAGGCATAGACTTATGTTTTAAGGTAACCAACTCAAACATAGTTAATGTAATTCAGAAATTTAACAAAGAAGAAGAAGGCTGGGCGGACAACACAACTCAAACGGTTGATTTTTCTAATAGTAAGATTTTTTCCACATTATCTTCTGATGAGCTTTTACGATTATTTGATAATGTTCCTTTAAAGGCAAAGGCTCAAACAGTTATGACTAATCGTCTGTTTTACGGAAACTATGTTGAGGGATATAATGTAACAAACCCTAACGGAGAGCCGTTACTCATAAATTACACCACAGAACTAGTTAGTGAGTCAGTTATAAATGTAGACGAAATTGGAGCCGCAGTTGTTAGTAGCGGAGTATCATATAATGATGGGTTTACTAGTCAGCCTTTTGTAAGAACAAAGGATTCTGCTCAGTTTAATTTTTCAAACGTAACTCTACAGACTGGTGATATAATAACAATAGAGCTTGGATTTGAGTATAATTCAAGAACATCTAGCCCTAGTTACACCACTAGCACTACATATAGCCGCTTTAGAACTTCCATAAGTATTACTGTGGACGGAAATTATTCTAGTATACATAATTTTATAACTACCTCAACTGTATTTCAAACAGCCATTGGCACTGCCTCAACTATGCAAGACACACCTAACTTCTGTTCAGGCTTGACATTTGGTGATAAATTTGGTTGTGATATTCCTGTACCAATAGATAATTATAATCCAAATGGTAATTTTCAATCAATAATTTGGCAAAAAAACGGAACCTTTATTGGCACTCCCCCTAATGGTAGTGGAACTAATAATCAATCTTTTAACATAACTTCTTCAGGAGTAAGCCCAAATCTTGTGAGTCTTCAAGTTCCCGCAATAATGTATGTTCAAGCGGGAGGTACTGCGAAACTTGCTTTTTATTCTGAAGTTATTAATCCTATCGTGGGCTATATAAAAAGTGACTTTAACAGAACTCTGCACAGTAATAGAGACTATGAAGTGGGAATTATTTACATGGATGCTGAAGGTAGAAACTCTACTGTTTTAACCTCTGAAACAAATACTCAGTTTATTCCCGCAAGCGCATCAGATACTAGAAATTTTCTTAAGGCAACAATAAACAACCTTGCTCCAACTTGGGCATCTAGATATAAGTTTGCTATTCAAGCCTCTCAAAATGCATTTGAAACTGTTTACATAAAAAGAGCAGACATTGAAACTTCAGGAATTGACAACACTATATTTATGCTTTTAGAGGGCGAAAATCAAACAAAGTTTTCTGTAGGAGATACATTAATATGTAAGGTAGATTCTTTTGGCCATTTAAATAATCTAGCAGAAGTGGAGGTTTTAGATATAACTGTAGAAGCTGCAATAGGAATATTTTCAAAAACAGGGCTATACGCTAAAGTCGTTGCTAATAATTTTAATTTTTCACCTAGTGAAGGTGATATTGAATTTTTAGTATTTGAAACAATACCTTCTTTATCTGCAAATGGTGTGTTTTTTGAAGGATCTCAAAGTTTTTCTATCACCAATAGATTTCATCAAGGCAATGCTCAAACGCAAACAGGATCTCAACCAGCAATTATTAATCTAGATTTCTTTAGCGCATATACATTTGGAAACGGAGTTGAAGGGTTTAAGATTGAAGACTTAATAGCAGGTGACCCTGTGACCCTAGGAAGTAGAGTTAATAGCGAAAGCGCAGAGGGGTATCGCCAAACAAGAAATAACGCTAGCTTGACATATAGTGGAGTATATCAGCCCACGACAAATGTCAACAATTTAAATGAGTTTAATTTGGCTCTTGCTAATTTTAAAGACCTAGATCAAAATTTTGGAGCTATTCAAAAACTTCACTCTAGAGCAACGGACATTTTGGTTCTTCAAGAAGATAAAATAAGTTATGTGTTAGCATCAAAAAACCTTTTAAGCTCTCCAGGCGCAGGCGGAGTTGTAAGTTCTATACCAGAGGTTATAGGAAATCAGATTGCAAGAATAGAAGAATATGGTATCAGTTTTAATCCAGAGAGCTTTACTGCGTATGGTTTTGATCGTTACTTTACCGATGCCAAAAGAGGAGCAGTAATAAGGTTAAGTGGTGCTGGAGCCAACGAGCAACTAGAGGTTATATCTAGCTATGGCATGAGATCTTGGTTTAGAGATAGGTTTATTGAATATTTTGATGGACAAAAACTAGGGGGCTATGACCCGTACATGAACGAATATGTATTGTCTATAAAAGACGATGAAGTTGATATGGGTGAGACAATCATTCCTTGTGGAGCGCAGATTAATGCAAATGACGCAGTGGTTAGAGAGTTTACTGTAGAACTTGGAAACGTGGGCGCAAGTGGTAATGCCTTCGTGTTAACATACACGATTCAAGCAATTGAGAGTAATATAACTTTTACTGTAATATACAATGGTGTCACTACCACTAGTAACGCTGTAACATCTAGCGGAACGCTATCAGTTCCTAAGACAACAAAGTACCCAACGCAGGCAGTTGTTAAGATTACCCCTGCGGGAAATACAGAGTATGAACTAACAATAGGTTGTGTATCATGAGTGATTATACTATAACATATAGCGAATCTGTAAAGGGATTTCCTTCTTTTTACTCTTATATACCTGAGTATATAATGGGAATGAACAATTACCTATATACTTTTAAAGCGGGTAATTTATATAGACATAACACAAATGAAGGTAGAAATAAATTTTACAATGTAAGCTACCCTTCTACAGTGACAAGTGTTTTTAATGTTAGCCCCACCGAATCTAAAAAATTTAAGACTTTATCCTTAGAGGCAAACAGTCCTTGGGGAGCCGCCTTCAAGACAAACCTAGAGACTGGCGTTATAAACTCAGCGTGGTATGACTTAAAAGAGGGGAGCTACTATGCCTCTATAAGGGCGAATGAGTCTCCCGTTAATTTTCACATGAGGTCTGTTGATGGCATAGGCAATGTAACTACAGTTAGTAATGTGGGGGTTACATACACGCTAGTATTTGCTTTTGCGATAAACCCCATTGTTAGCATTGGCGATAAGATATACAAGGACTTAAATCCAGAATTGGAGGTTGGTTCCCTAACGGCTGTATCGGCAGATAGAAAGACTCTTACGGTAACTTTAACGGGAGCTGTCCCCGCTAATGGCAACTATATTTTTGCCGTTAAAAACCCACAAGCGGAATCCCAAGGAGTTATGGGATATTATTGTGAGTTTACTTTAACGAACACAAGCACTACCCATGTAGAGCTATTTACTGTAGAGTCTAGTATATTTAAATCATATCCATGATTTTCGTTACCTTTGTATTAACCCACATTATAGTATTATGATACCAATACCACCTCAAGTTTTAATAGCAGCGGCAAAAGTGGTTTTACCTAAGCTGATTGGAGCGGGTCTTAGCTACTCTCAAGCGGCTAAGCAAAATAAACTAATGAAAGACTCTGAGATAGCGGCACAAAAAGCTATTAGTGAGGCAAAAGATTTTGCAGGCACACTAGCTTATGAAAAAGTTCAAGTTCCATTAGAGGCCTACGAGTTGTCTCAAAGAGAGCTAACTGCTCAACAACAACAAGGCGTTGAGGCTTTGCGCGAGTCTGGGGCAAGAAGCATATTAGGAGGCGTTGGTCGCCTTCAAGCGGGGGTGACTAAGGCACAACAACAAATACAGGGTCAGATGGCTAACGCGTTATTTGAAAGAGACAAGCTTGTTGCTAAAGACGAGGCTCAATCTTTTGATGACCTTTCTGATATTGCTAAACTTGAAGCTACGGGCGCACAAACTGCCGCGGCGCAAGCTCAAGCACAGAGGGGCGCTGCTTTAATGAGTGGAACAACAGCTTTAGCTGGAGGTCTTCTAGCTGGATTTTCTGACCCCACAATAAATCCTTTGTATGGTGCAGGATTAGATGCGCCAATGGGAACAACTTTAGGTAATGCCTCTGCAGGGGAAATGGCGGGGCTTGATGGTATCGCGCAAGTGACAGGGCTTTCTTCTGATGAATTAACAAAAGGTTTGGGGCTTGACAACAGTAATTTTCAAGTGAGTAAGAAACCTTGGTGGATCCAATAAAAATATATTACAATGGCAAAATCGTTTTATGGATATGTAAAAAGAGATGACAAGGCGTTTGTTGATTGGGGAGCTATTGGCACTCAGCTATCTGATGATTTAGCCCTAGAAAGCAAAAGAAGAGCAGACAAAAGACAAGAGATTGAACTTCAAACTATTGAAGATGTAAAAAATATTAATAAGCTAGGGGCTGATCAAAGCCAGCTTAATAGTGAATTTTATATGGACGCCGCAGATCAGATACGTGAATTTTTATTGATGTCACAAGGCGAGATGCAGAAGGGTGGATGGAGCGGGTTACGACCCTCAGAGTTTTTAAAACAAAGACAAGTTATAAATGATGGTGTTGACCAACTTGCTACAGCGGCAGAGTCTCAAGCCGCACAACAAGCACAGCTATTAAAGCGTGTCCAGGCGAACGAGGCTGGTCTTACGGAGAGGTATAATCATGAAGATCTTGATCAGTTTATTAGTACTGAAAACAAAAGCGTTTATATTAATCCTATAAATGGAAGAATGTCAATTGCCACGAGAGACCCTATTACCAAAAAGATTTCAACCGACCCAATGAAGTTGTTAGATATAAATCGACTATCTACACGAATGACCTATAGAGCTAATACTCCAGATATTGACTCAATGGTTTCAAAAGCAAATAAAGTTTTGTCTCCCACAACTATAGCCTTGACCCAAGGTGGTATAAAATCTATTAAGACCGCGATGAACAACCCAAAATATTTGGATGCGGAAACTAGCATGATTAAGGGGATGATGGCTTCGGATGAAGTTATCGCCAATATTTTAGGTTTAGATCCAGAGTATAATATGACTCAAGATGCAGCAGAAGCCAATAAGTCTGGTAATAAAAAAATACTAACAAAAAAAGATGAGAATGGTGTTTTTGTTCCTATTCTGTCTGAATCTCAAAAAACTGAAGCAGAAGAGATTCTTCGCGCTAGAATACGTGCTAGTCTAGAGAAGGTTCAAACAGGCAGAGAAGATAGTTCTGCTGACAGACAATACAGCCGCGGGGTGGCTAAGTCTAAGCAAAAAGGTGTAGGCTATATTAGTGAGTTAAGTGATATTTTTTCTGGGAATGCTGAGAAAGCTGAAAGTGGTTTGGCTTCTATAATTGGAAGAATACAAGAAAAAGAAGGCTATAAAGGGGTTACGGGTGCTCTATCAGATACTGGAATCACTTTAACATTTAAAGACGGCTCTACAGACTTTATTAAAAAACCCGCAATCTTTAAAGATTTTGTTACTGGAGGTGCAACTAGGTTAATGCCAGACGGGGTGGATGATGTTAATGTAGCTTATAAAAACTGGATTGATGCAGGAAATATCGTTGGAGTAAGAACAGATATGACAACTGATCGTTTAGGAATAATACCACCAACTAAAGTTCTTAGTGAACTAGTTATTAAAGAAGGAGAGAAGGAATTAACGGTTAAAAATTATCTTAAAGAAAATAATTATAATTCTAAAAAAGATGCGGTTGAAAAAGTTATTTTAGAATTACTACCACCTGAACTTAAAGCTAATCTTAAGGTTTCTGATAATTATAGTCCAGGACTTGTGAGAAGAGCTAGAAGATCTTTGAATATTTCTTTAGGCAATATTATTGATAATATTAATATTCCTTTTGACAATACTGATGAGTCTAGAAATGAAATATTAAATGTTATAGATTTAATTCAAAAATCAGCTGGGGAAGGAAAAACTTTAACTATTGAAGACATTAAGTCTATTTTGGGAGAAGAAAGTAAATCAATATTTGATTCATTAAATAAAATAGATAGTAAATCTGATGATAACAACTTTGGGTAATGAGTGAAGATATTTTAAATAGAATTTGGAAAAACTTGACCAAAAATAAACTCACTAAGAGTGATTTTGAAACTTGGAAATCTAATATTGAATCTGATCAAAAAGTTCAAGAAAATGTTCATCAGTATTTAGTTGAAAAAAAATTAACTGATTCAGATTTTACTACTTGGCAATCCAATAGTGGTTTAAAAAAAAAAGAAGAAATCGTTACGGAATCTATTTCAGAGGATGGTTCTTCGGGCTTTGCAGAAGGTGAAGTTGAAGAATTTGTTGGCGATGTAAAAATCCCACAAGATGGTCTAGAGTCTACCCCTTTTGGTGTTAAAAGAAAGGTTGATGGTGAGCTTACAAGCATATCTCCTACAACAGAGGCTATGATGCCAGAGGTCACCTTTCCACAAAAAACAGAAGAGACTTTAGAAGAAAAAGCAGCCTCTAAATTAGAGCCATCTCAAGACGCTTTATTTGTTTCTACATTAGAAACACAAGAACCCACCGTAAAAGAAATAGAAAAAGATATATCGCCATTAATTGATGATCAAACAATAGAAAGGCTATCGGCTGATTTAGACCCTGAGGTAGAAAAGGAGACAAGAAAATTCTATGAGGACAGAGGCATAGACTACGATGAGGTTAGAGCTTTAGAGTTGAGATACGATGAGCTTTTAAATAAAAAGCTAGCGGCTGAAGAGGTTAATGAAATTATAAACAACTATTCTCAGACCATGACAGGCACAGGTTTAGAGATCACAGAGGATGAAAGGTTGTTAGAAATAAAAGAAAAGTATCCTCAGTTTTTTAATAGCCAAGGATTACCTTCTTTTACAGACTTTAGTGAACTAGAACAAAAGGAGTTTGATAAAATAAGTAAGCTTATTGTAGACTCTAAAGGCAATGAAGTTAGAACTAGATACACAGATCAAGGGGTACCAGTTAAAAGTTTTGCAGAAGATCAAAGTAATCAGAGACTAAGAGAAGACCTTGATGAGTATTTGGTTTCTAAGAGAAAAGAAAGAAGCTCTCAAGCGGCTGTTTACAACGAAGAAGCAAAAGCTGTTATTAAAAAAGTAGACGAAGAGTCTGTAAGGGTTTTTGGAAAAGACTTGTCTAGCGTTTTGTCTGAGTCTGAAAAAGGACAAAGGGTTATTTCAGAAGAAGATTCTGCAATACTAAACAGACTAATTAAAGAATTTAATTCATCTCTTTCTACATCTGATTTGGCAGCTAAAGAATACGCAAAGTCTATGCTTTACTATAACCGTCAACACAACAAGAGTTTAAATGGCGAGTATGAAGATGGATACAAGGCTACCTTAAACGCCATCAAGGGTGGCGCTAAAATGGGTAACTCTATAGTAGGTTTGTTTTCAGTTATGCTAGATACCCCAGGTTCCTCTAAAGAAGAAGTCATAAAGAAAATGGCTGAAAATTTTGAAGAGCAATCTAAACTTCCAACTTCTCGTCTTATGACTAGGTTTCAACAATCTAAGTCTGCAACTGAATTAAAAACCGCGGTATTAAATAACCCTATTGGCTATATGGCCTCTTTTATGGGGGAAAGTCTTGCTATGATGTTGCCCGCAGGTGTTCGTTTTGGAGTTGCGAATACTTTAGCGCAAGTTGGAATTGGAGCCGCTAGAGCTGGAGCACCTGGGGCTACTGCAGGATTAGCAACTGGTATCATAAGTTCTTTTTCTGCAGCCAACGGTATTGTAGAGTATGGTAATGCGTTTTTTGAAGCGGCAGGGGAAAAGGGTTATGACTTATCTAATCCCGATGATATGCTCAACGCGATGCAAGACGAAGAGGTTTGGGATAAAGCTAATAGAGTTGGAATACCAAGAGCTATTGCAATATCTGGAGTTGACTTAGCTGGTGGTACTTTAATGAGCAAGGCGCTAAAAGGATTAAAGTATAGTACCATTTCTCGTGGTCGTTTAGTAGGAACCGCTTTAGGTTCTCAAGTTATTATAGGCCCCACTCAAGAAGGTGGGGGAGAGCTTTTAGCTCAAGCAGTTGCCGGAGAAGGCTTTAGTCTTCAAGAAACTGTTGCTGAAATGATAGGAGGGGCAGGAACAAACATTCCCAACATAGGTTTAGATGTTTATGGCATAGCCACAGGCAAGGTCAATAATAAACTAGCAGAAGACTTAAAGAGCACACGTTTTATGGCTTCAGAACTTGAGAATATGTCTGGAGAAAAAATACAGTCTTGGGTTTACAACATGCGAAGGTTAGGTAAAATGACTCCAGAACAAGAGTCTGAGATATTAGATAATTTAAGCAGTGTAAAAGAAATTAAGGAACTTGTAGACAACAAGGCAGAGTTTAAAGACATGAAGTCAAAAGAACGAATAGAATATATTTCAGTTCTATCTGTTTTAAAACAAGAGCTTAAGTCCTTAAAAGAAGAAAGCGAAGTTTTGGGAGTGTCGATTGATGCCGAAAAGAAGAAAAGTCTAGAGGATAAAATTAAAAAGTTAGTCAATAAAGAAATTACACCTAAAAGCGTTTTACAGGAAAAAATAAAAGAATCATTAACATTTAAAGAAGAGTCTGATGCCATTCAAGAGTCAAGCACAGAGAGCGTGGATGTACAAGAACAAGCCGGAGCTAGCGAAGGAGTTCGAGAAGGAGACATCACAGAGCGAGTTGCTCCCACAGAGAGCACAACCCAAGATGGGCAAGAGCAAGATGTCGAAACGCAAGTCGAGGAAATCGCGCAAGAGGAGATTATTGAGCCGAGCCTAAGTCCTCAAGAAATTGAAGCTCAAGAGTTGGAAGACCTTAAGAAAGAGATTGGTCAACCTACCGAAGAAGTTCAAGAGGAAGAAAACAACCTTGAAGGTAATTTGTTTTTAAAAGGATCAGATCCTCAATTATCTATTACTCAGAGAAACAAAAGAACTGGATTAATAAAGAGAGGTAAGTCGGCTATTCGTTCTATAAAAAAAATCCTACCCAATACTAAAATTATACTACATAAAAATAATGAGTCTTATATTTTAGCGGCAGGCAGAAAAGGGAAAGGTGAATTTGTTCCAAAAACAAATACTATTCATATTAACTTGAGCAAAGCCACGGGTTCTACAATTGCTCATGAGGTTTTTCATGCGGTCTTTATAGATAAGGTAAAAGGCTCTAAGGATCTACAAAAAACTGCTGCCGATATGGTTAAGTCCATTGGGAAAAGTCTGCCGAAAGATAGTGATTTAGCTAAAAAAGTAAAGAATTTTAGCGACAGATATGAATCTGGAATTCAAGATGAAGAATTTCTTGCAGAGTTAGTTGGTCTATTGTCATCTGAAGAGTTTGGCTTTAGCGAACTTCCTAAACCAGCAAAGAATACTATTATAGAGTTTCTTAAAAAGATTGCTAAAAAAATAGGCATTAAGCTTGAGGCAACATTTGGCAAGACTGATGAAAGTGTAATAGACTTAATTAATATTCTGACACGCAAGGTGTCTACTGGTGAAGAGATTGTTGCAGAAGATGTTCAATCACTAGAGCAAGAAGAGAAAGATTCTAAAAGTGAAATAACAAATAGGCAACAAAAAGAAGCTTTAGATATTATAGGAGTTGAAACACCTAAAAAAAATGCAACAAAAATCGTTGTAGCAGACATATTAAATGGCTTTGCAAAATCAGAGTTGACTCCAAATTCTTCTGAGCAAGATTTAATATCTAGATTTTTAGAAAACATATTTGAAGAGTCTTTGTATACATTAAATAAAGGATCAAGAGAGTCGGGTATGACTTGGTACATGGAAGACATTACTGAGTTTGAAAACAAAATGAAAGTTTTATTGCCTGAGCTCGAAGACCCCAATCAAATGAAGTTGTTCAAGCAAGTTCTTGCAATCACTTCTTCGGGAACCAACCCTAACCAAAACCTAAAGACAGCATACACTTTGTGGGTTCGATCTAACGGAGATGCCGTAAACTTTGCTAAAAACTGGGGGAAAGATAAGATTTCTTTTATTACTAAAAAAGGCGTGCCTTTAGGTACAGGCGTTGTGGTTCGGGAGACTAAAACTAAGTATGTACTACAGAAAGTGGATGCTTTAGGAAATCTAGAAACATTTAAAAATGGAACACCAAAGTTATTTGAAGCTAAAAAATCACAGTTAAAAAAAGGATACCCTAAGCCGGCTGGATTTACATCTAGAGGTAGTATTGTAGCGCAACAGCTAATCAAGATAGAAAAGGTTTATAAATCTGTAGGCAAAGACATTAATAAACTTATTTCGTTCTTTGAAGAAACTCAACCTGTATCTGAACTTAGAAAATACAACAAGGGAATTCCTGACGCTGATGGAAACACAAGAATAATAGCTGTTGGTAAGCGTAATGGAGCGTTTATTTTTGGTGAAAAAATTGGTGCTTTCTATCAAAATATGATTGGTATCGGAGATACAATCACTATGGATTTATGGTGGAGTCGTACTTGGAATAGATATATGGGTACAATGTTATCTACTGTAAAAGGAGAGAGAAATATTCAAGAAACACCAAGGACAGATAGAGAGCGTGATATTATGCGTAAAGCCGTAACTTTGGCTGCTGATAAATTAAATCTTAGCGTAAGTGAACTTCAAGCAGTTATATGGTATTTTGAACAAGAACTTTGGACTAAGGCCGGAAAGGTATCTCCAAGTTTTAGCTACGTTACAGCAGTAAATAAATTAAATAACGAAATAGAAACAGATGAAGAAACAAAAAGAAGATTTTCAAAAGCTGGAGCAGACCTCACAAAGGCTGAAGAGAGAAGGCAAGATGCCGTCTCTAGAGCAGATAATATTGTTAATGAAGCAAGTGGCGAAGGAGTTGTAGCTAATCGTCAAGAAATATCTCCAAGACAACAACTTGAAGAAATCGTAGGGGATACAGAAAATAGTTTATTTCAAACGATAGCACAAGCTAGATTTGCTGGCTTTAAAGACATAACAATTAAAGCACTTCTTAAGGAGCAAAAATATTCAGTAGCAGACATTAATGAGGCTATGAAGGTTGAAAAAATAGTTAGCCTTTCTTTTCCTTCAATACTTTCAAGAGCATTTTATAAATCTAAGTTTCATACGACAAAGTCGGCTAAAGACAGGATAAAACAAATTTTAGACTTAGAGATAGGTAGGTCTGTAGAATTACCAAGTTCTTTTGCCAATGTAAAAGGAGGCGTTATCTCTGGTAAAAGGCTACTCGTAGACATAATGACGGAAGTTACTGAGAAAGCTATTCTTAAAAGAAATAGCTATAGGAAAATCTTTGAGACAAAAGAAAAAAGATTGTCTAACGCTCAAGTTAAAAAGTTATCTGCTGAGAGCTCAAAAGAAAGGGCTGAAGTTAGAAAAATAGCTATAGAAACTCTAGAAAAAAATTCTGACTACAAGAACGAAAGCGAAGAGATGCAAGCCCAGATGAAGCTAGACCTAGATAGAATCATAAGTGGTGAAGTTGGAACTTACGGGTCTAAAATGTTTATAGAAAACTTTAGAGTTTTGAGAACTATGCTCTCTGAAAGAGCTAAAGGAAGGGCTGGAATTAAGGAAATGCAAATGATGCTGAGGTCTTTTATTAGACAAAACCTTCCCTCTATTGATTATAGCAAGCCTGAAGTTAGCAGGCTCCTAAAAGCCATTACAGATGTCAAGATAGACCCAAAGTCTAGATCTACAAATATTGATGAGATAACGGCTAGGGTTGTTGGTTACGTTTCAGAGGCTCAGTCTTCTCAAGTGGAAAGTAAAATAAATAAATTACTTAGCACAACGACACAAAGGACAGAGTCTGGGAGAATTAAGGGTAAGGGATTTCTTCCTTCTTTTCAAGATAGTTTTGCTGAATTAGAGAGAATGATTGTCGATGACAACATGGCTGAGCAAAAAATTCAAGACACCATAGGTGCACAACGTCGAGAGTTTGAAGATATAATGAGCCGAACTCAAGAAAGAACAGTTAATGAAATCCAGACTCCTGCCGAAGAGCTATCTCAAGAAGATTTAGATCGTTTAGAGATTTTACAAATCGCCATAGAGCTTAACTCAGCTAAGATGATGGAAAACAAAGACCCTTTAAAAGTAAAGGCTCTTAGTAATGTTTTAGTATTGTTGCAAAAGTATATTTTGAGAGGGAAGTCTGAAAACAAGGGAGAACTAAATGCTTATAAACAAAGAGTTAATAACATGATTGCTGAAGCTTTTTATAATGTTTCTGGAGGACAAAACATTCCAGAGACAGAAGAAGAAAGAGCTAGATGGGTAAGAAGGTCAGCAAATAAAGCTCAAAGAAGAAATGATTCAAGAAATTTATTTCTCTCTGCATTCAAAACAGCATTTACAGGACTAGAAGGGTATTTTACAAAGAGCAACGCGTTAGAGGGTCTTGTAAGTAAAGTCACAATGATTCCTGGAGAAATGATAGGGGGTCGCTTTCAAGATATGATTACATATAGGGTGAAAGATTCAACTTCTGAGTTTACTAGAAGAAAATTGTTAGTCACTAAAATGATTGATGATAATGCTAAACGCATTTTTGGTAAAGACTACATCTCTAAGATGGAGAAAAATAAAGCTGGAATAAACACAGGTCTTTATGTTAATTCTCAAGAGGCAAAAGATATTAAACTTAAAATATCAAAAGAAAAAAACGAAGCAAAGAAAAGAAAATTAATTAGTAAGCTAGGGGAATTAGAAATAGAAGCAAGTAAAAATCAAATATATTATTTATACAATCAATATAAAGACCCTGCTAATATACCAACTTTTAACGCCATGTATGGTGAAGATTATGCTAAAACAATGGAGGGTCTGATTAATTTCTTGGATGACGAAACTAAGGCTTGGGCAGATTGGCAAGTTAATGTTTTCTTCCCTTCTTTATATAATGACTATAATGATGTATATAAAAGAATATATCGTGCTAATATGCCATGGAATCAGTTTTATGCAGGCAGACTTTATAGGGAGGTTAATAAAAAGGATGCCGGTGTTGATTTATTAAAAAGCCAAACTCAATACATGGGCAGTGTAGGTGGTCAATCAACAAAAGAAAGAGTAAAAAATAAGGAGCGTATATTAAAAGTAGATGGAGATAAAGCTTTAAGTGTTTATGTGAATGATATGGAATACTTTAGGGCTTATGCTGAAACTTTAAAGGAAATTAACACCGTATTCAATAATAAGTATGTTAGACTCTCTATAGAGGAAAACACAGGCAAAGAAACTTACAAGCTTATTACGGACATGATAAATAAACTTAGCACTAGAGGTATAAAGAGTGGGGAAATACAATTATTAAATAAATTAAACTCAGCGTTTGTTAGCGCTAAATTAGGCATAAATCCTACCGTTTTTGTAAAACAATTAACGTCTGCGTTTGCTTTTGCGGATTATGTTGGAATTAGAAATTGGATTAAATACTGGGTTAAAGCCGCTCCAGATGCTAAACAACTATGGAACGAGTGGTACGATAACTCTCCAGTTTTGCAGGCTAGATATGAGTTTTCTTCTATAGCAAATGTTTTAGAAGGCTATGATTACGATACCATAAATGACAAAATACAGTCCCCTGTATTTGAAGCTTTATCTATTACTAAAGATGAAATTTCTAAAGCTCAAAACGCCTTGATGTATTTAGTGAAAATGGGTGACATGGGAGGAATAATGGGAGGCATATCTAACTATTTGTATTACAAAGAAAAGTTTGCAGAAAAAAACCCAAAGGCTACCGAGCAACAAGCGATTGATTATGCTTCTCGAAAGGCTACCAATGAGGCTACAAGCACACAACAAAATAGTGCTATTGAAGATAAAGACTGGTGGCAGACGGCTGGTCAATTACCTAGGCTCATGTCTTTATTCCTATCAGCGCCAAAGGCTTTAAATAGAAAAACTATTATGTCTGTGAGGCAGTTGTATAGAAAGTCTGCAACTTTAGGCAAGGCCATGAGAGAGGGTAAATCATTCAAAGAGGCTAACGAAATTGCTAGAAATACTGGTCGAGGTAGCGCATATGAAAACTGGAGGAGAATGGCTATATATCATAGTGCTATTCCAACTGTTTTTCAATATGTTGCACTAGGTATGCCAGGTCTTCTAACAGACTTTGATGATGATGACTTAGAAGAGTTAGGTATCGCAGCAATTTTAGGAAACATAAACGCTGTGTTTTTAGTGGGAGATTTATTTGTTGCCGCTAAAGACCTATATCTTAACAAATTTTGGGCAGGGCGAATGAAAAACCTTTCTGCTTTTATGGCTATAGAAGAGATAGCTACAAGGTCAATAATTCCTCTTGTAAACAGTTCTTCTCCTGAAAAAACCAAAAAATATACTATGAGATTAATTCTTCAACTACTAGAACTCGGTGGAATTCCAGCTAAAAATGTAAAAAAACTAGCAGAAAACTATTACAAGCTATTAACTGGAGATGTCGAAGATACTGGAGAGGCTGTAGCTCGTTTACTAAACTACTCTGACTACGTTATAGAGAAATAAAAAAGGGAGCGTTTAAACGCCCCCTCTTTGTTTTTACATCAGCATACAGTTCATCGCTTAACCCCTAATATATATCCCGAACTGCGGTACAGCCGATGCAAAGTCAATATCCTTTTTCTTTTCTAACTACTGAATAGCACATTTTACATTTACCTCTTACATAGGAAGGTCTTTTTTTTCTGTTTATAAATCTTTGAGTGTAAAAAAAACGTAGTGGTAAAGATAGATTACAAGAAATGCAATCCTTTAGTTCTTCTATCATGTATTGTTTTGAATGTAATTAAATAAATTTGAATTTTCGGTCTTTTCTTTATAGATTTTTTTAATTTTATCTATGTCTTCTTTAGTAATATAACCAAATAGTTTGTATTTATTATAAAGTTCGTCAAGAGAATCGTTCATTTTGATTGTATTTTATTCAACTGCCCTAGAGCATAATCTTATCAAAGATATCCAAAACAATATATTAATAGCTATCATTAAAAATAAATTCATTAATTTTTTCATTTTAAAACAAGTGAGTTAGCCTGGCAACTTGACCGTGTTCAGGATGATGAATAAATCCTTCTACCGCTTTTGGAGCGTGTTGATATCCGTTGCGATGATGCCAAGAGTCTGTCCCGCTAGGGCTCCTCAGGCTCTCAACGGTCACTCCGATATAGTCTTTTGATATTTTATGATGTACGTGATGTGTATATACATACCTATGTTTTGTAGATGCCCAGTCTTTAGGTGCTTCTTGAGCCATTAGAAGCGGCAAGTCTTGAGACTTCGCTCCGTCCCCGTGTGTTGTGCCGATTAAGTTTTTATGATATTTAAGATATTTTCTATGAGAAATAGAGCAATCAAATTTAATGTTAGGGCTTGTCCTAAACCAACTTTGAATAACATCCGCTAAGAAGAAACCATTCGTGTAGTCATGATTAGAGGGGTTAAAAACAAATTCCACGTCTGCTACTCCAAGTAAATGCTCAATTACTTCTACATATAAACGCTTTGCTATTAAGAAATTACTGTACCACATTCCGTCAGTATCTTGAGGAGTTCCAGCTGTTGTCATCCTTTTAGGTGTGTCTATATGAAGTATGTCATTTCCTCCGATAAAAACTATTTTATCAATATTAAACCCTGAAGCTTTATTAAGAATGCCTTGAACGCCTTCAATAACTCTAGCTACGGCTATCTGAGAATTGTAATCTTCACCACTTTCAAACGAGGTGCATAGCTTTCCAATATGAATATCGGCAGGGTCTATAACTAAACAATGAGGATCAAGTGATTTTTCCCTTTCTATGTTTTTGTAGGTGGGAGAGTAGGCTTTAAGTTCTGCCAATAGGTCTTTTCTGACCTCACTATAAGATACGGTGTCTTTTTTTACGTGAAGAGAAAAGCTTTTGCCTTTATACCAGTAGTGATTTACATTTTCAAGAGGGATCCCTACTTCGTTACATTCTTCTCGTAGGGCTCTATGTTCTAGAATCAGCTTATATTCATCTTCTTTAAGCCTTATCCTTGGTATAATTACTCCCTCTGTTTCCTTATCCACGATCTAGTGTCTGTATAACGTCTTCTAAACGCTTTATGAGCTTTAAGGATGCTTCTTGTCCCGAAAGATACTCATCGTCCATCAGGGACTCGTATATCTCGTCGGTAAGCATATTCACCTCTAACATTAAATTATTAATATAGATAATTTTAGGGCTAATGAAAGATCTAGCGGGCATTTTATTATGATTTATCCATTGAAGATAAGAATCTTTCGCCTATTTCGCTATCTACTTTCTGTATATTTTTATAAATCTTTTTAGATTTTCGCTTTACTCTCTCTCTATCAGCATCGGTTGATTTAATTCCTAAATTAGTATACATGATGGCGTCAACGCGCAGAAGGTAATCTATTTTGCATTTATTACACCACTTCTTTTCTAGGATTTCGTCTATATGTTCAAACAGGTAGTCCATTTAAAAATTTATTTATTATATTACTAGCAAGGCTCTCAGTCCCTGAAAATTGATTTTGTATTCTATTAAAAAGTTTTTCAAATTTTGAGCCTTTGTGATTTAACTTATCTGCTTCGTCTTGAAGTAGTTCCGTGTTCAAAGTTAGTGAAATTATTTTTTCTTTCAATAAATCGTTTTCTTCTACTAAATCTTCGTATGTCATATAACGCTCAAAAGTTTCGTTATATATATCAACTAAATGTAAAACATAGTTGTATTTTTCTCTAAACCCCTCATCAAAAAGAATCCAGTTTTTTGCATTTGTTATGCCATGAATGACGGTTGCATGATTTCTCCCGGTCTTATTGCCAATAATGTTTAGTTGTTTTTTATAAACCTCTCTCATTATCTTATAAAACACAGCCCTAGCCTCAACATATGGCCTTTCCCTAGTCTTTTGTTTAAGGCTTACTGAAAAGACTTTGTTGATTATTTTTTCTGTGTTATCCCATTCTTTCATCTAAGTAGCTATTTGAATTAATTAAATCTAAGTAGTAATCTAAATCTACCTCTTCTATGTTGTAGATAGTAACCATGTCAAGGTCATCTTTGTAAACCTCTACAATAAAGTAAAAGGGATTATCTGGGTTGTCATCAATAACGCATCCAAGGGTTTGTATTTCATAGTCTTCGTGCTTAACTTGAGAAATTGTAGAATCCAAAAACTTAGCAATGCGGATTATTAATGTAAAGTTATAAGCTTTTACTTGAAGCAAGAACTCATCTTCTAAAATATAGCCCCTATCCCCTGAATATCTCTGTAATGACCCCATGATTTTTTAATTCTTTTAATCTATATTCTTGTAACTTGGAAAGCTTTCCGTTCGGAGTCTTAACCTCTGAGAATATCACACCGCAATCGGCTGGAATTGCAACCAAATCTGGAATACCATTCTTATTAGTCTTGATTAGTTTTAGAACATAATAGCCTTCAGCTTCAAGCTGCTTGATTCTTTTGTTCTGTATTGCTTGTTCCGTCATGCTTGTAAATTTAGCAAATCTCTTTTGAAGTGACTTAACGTGTAGTCTTTCTTTTTTGTTACGGCCTTATATATGTCTGCCTCAATACCTCCTTTAGCAAAAATCCAATAAATATTATTTTTAATTCTGTCTTTTGTTGTCATTCTGTCTCTTGATTGCCAATAGCTTGTGGCACTAAAATCAATATTGTAATACACTAAAGACTCTGCCATCCGCAAAGAGATACCCTCACGGCCAGAAACAATCTGTAGGGCAATAGATTTATCTGTGGTATCAAATTCTTCTACAGACTCAGTCAACTTATCTTTAAAAACAGACTTTAAAGCGTTGAGCTCTTCCTTGAACTTATAGAAGATACCTATCTTTTGATCACTGAACTTCTGTTTTATGAACCTAGCTTTTGTGTCGTCTAGCACTTTAGAGTTTCCGCTCTCAAATTTAACTGTTCCAGAAGACAACTGATGAATCTTCATCATTAACTTAACTGCGGTGTCTGCTAAAATCACCTCCTCCTTACCTTCAACTACTAATTTCGCCTTCAATTGATTCATAATAGCGTAAGTATAGGGTTGAAGTATTACTTCAAGTACCTTTTCTGTGGTCTCTACGACAAATCCCGCCTCCTCTTGGCTGTATGAGATGGTGTATGGGGCCATAACATCTAGAATATGCCTTAATCCACCCCCATAGTCCTTGATTTCGTATCCGTTTATACGTTTTGAAGTTAATTTCACATAGTCTTGAGCGAAGGCATAGAAGTTTCTGTACTTACAAAAAGGATTGTTAGCAATCCCATACACTTGATGATACATTTGACTGTAAGACTCTGGCGTTGGGGTTCCTGATAAAAGTATGACCCTAGCTTTGGTTCTGTAAATTAGCTTATTTAAATCTTTTGCTCTCTTGCTGGGCTTCGGGAATGCACCCATACCATGAGCCTCGTCGGCAATTATAATATCCCATTTTATATTTGGGAGCTTATGCATGCTCTCGTAATTAATTACAGATATATTATAGCCTGGGTCAAGGAGGCCATAGTCATGTTCAATACTAGAGATAGCCTTTTTCTTAGTTAAGAACAAAACATTTTTAGCTCCAAGATTCTTAGCAATCCCTAGACTCGTTAGAGTTTTCCCGGTTCTAACCTCCATCGCCAAATATACAAAGTCACGTTCAGAGACAATAGAAGCTCCCTTTTCTATTATATCCTCTTGGTATTTTCTAAACTTAAGCATCTTCAGCTATTATAAATATTTCCTCAAGGCTAGAGTCTAATATTTTATTGACACCTTTTTGTAAAAGAACAAAAGAATCTTCCTTTTCTGGCTCATCAAGTTGTTTTAAAGCTTTCTCTAAAAAAGACTCAAGAGCCTTCTCTAGTTTTTTACCGTAAAATTTTATGTCTTGACGATATAATGGGGTTTCCTTCAGATCATCCATAATTTCTAGTTGGCATTGTTGAAGTATAATCAATTTAGATGCTATCCTATCAATCTCGTTAATTGTTTTCATGTCTATTAGAATTCTATTTTGTTTGTTTTCTCAAGTTCATGCTTGCTTCTGCATCGAATCCACCTTCCTTTTTGATCTCTACCAATTTCTGGATCTACTTCGCTTCTGTACTCACAGTAAGCAACAATATTCTTGTTGAAACTAGACCTAGAAATAGTCATCTTTCCCCCCTTGGCATAGTCAGGATAATCTTGAATAAAGTCGTGATATAAGTCATTCTTATATACTTTCTCTCTAGTGTCAAGTTTTAAAATATATTCTGATTCAGAAGCATCATTAATTACACCACACCAATCAACAAAGTCTTGACCTGAAAAGTCAATTAATGTTTTCATTCTAAGATTTGCATAACTACTTTTCACTAATCCTGTTTTCAGGTAAGAGCTTAAACAGTTAATCATGTAATTATCAAACTGACGCCACTCTTTATCGTCCCAATCACCGAACATTAATTTCTTAAATTCATCAAGAGGCGTAAATGTTTTGTTATAGTATTGAGTTAGCTCAAGATCCCACTTCCTTCTTCTAAAAGAATTTCCAGCTCCCTTTATTGCGTAATTAGTTGTAATTGCAATCTTCGGAGAACGATCAAAAGGAATCTTGATTGCGTCCTTGTTTTTTTTCTCTAACGTCAAACCTTCAGTAACTACAGAAAACAATCTTTCAAACTCAAAGTGCCTTTTGACATCGTCAAAACACAATATTTGTGTATCCGCCGAGACTAATTGATACGCAAAAGATCTTTCAAATGTAAAAGCCTTTCCGTCAATGACCACTAGCTTCTTCATCTGAGACAATGCGTTCATTAAAAGCCCCTTACCTGTTCCTCCTTCTGGATCGTCTGATATTACCTCGTCATTAAGAATTACTGCGGGACAAAATGACAAATCTTTATAGCCATGCATCAAAAAACCAAGCGTACTCTCCACGCTTTTGATTCTCTTTACGTCTTGGGCAGATATGTTTTCAACGAATTGCTTAAAATCACAATCCTTGACTTCTTCAACATCAAAATTCCTGTCAATAACGTGGTCTTTCCACACATAACCACCTAGATCAATGTAGTCTATGCTAGTAACGCCATCAGAACTAACTTTTATTGCGCAATTCTTGTAGTAGAGATAGCAAGCTATCTTAGTGTCGGCTATGAAGAATACATCTATAGAATAAAGTAGGGTAAGAAAGTCTTCTCTGAAAAACCTCGTGTTATCAGCAAAGTAATTATAAATCAAAGCGTCTTCTAGCTTCAACAGGTAGTCTAGAATAAAGTCTTTAATCTCCTTCTCTGAAGTGTGGTCAATTAAGTTATTAGTTACCCTAACGAAAACATAATTCTTGCTCCCCTCAGGATTATATTTGTAAAATCCATTATCTTCAAGGAACTGTTTAAACAGTATGTGAACTATCTTAACAGTACCCTTGTCCGACTTTGTCCAAAACTTTTGACTTGATTGTTCTTCTTCAATCCTTGAAATCACCGAGTCGATTATACCGCCATCCACATTGGACTCTTCTAATTGCTGACGGATTTCTTTTTTTGGCACGCCACCTTTTAGCTTTGTCTTTATCTGGGAGACTTTTTCTTCGTCTTCATAATAACGACTGCCGAATTTTTGACTTTGAGCATATGCGCTATCTATAGTCCTCCTGATTTCTGATAAAGGAAAGTTTTTTGTCTGGTAGTTAGTGGTGATGTACTCCGCTAAACTTTTATTGACTCCAAAATCATTAAGTGCTGCGGCTAGAATAAATAAATTATGATTTCTTTGGCCCTCCACCATTGGATATTTTTTATCCCACCACTTTAGAAGGATGTCTACAATCTTATTTTCGTCTGTGATTGGTATGGTTGGCCGATCTCTATACTTGTCTAGCTCGGAATATGTTTGTTCCTCCAAGCTATTCCAAATGCTAGATGTAGGATTAATGTATATTAATGGATCGTAAGACTCATAACAAACCCTAGATATGTTTTTGCTTGTTTTATCAAAGTTCTCAGAACTAAAATGATTTTCTAAAGAATTAAAATAATTTTTATGGTTATCAATATCTGCTGGAATTTTAACTAAAGCCTTTAACCCTTTCCCAGATGGGCTAATAAAAACAGAGTAAACGTGTTTATCCTTGGAAAGTAGTTCTTTTTGTTCTAAAAGTTCTTTTTGCTTGGTGTAGCCATCAAAATCTAAGCAAACAAACCCACTATGTGACGCTATAGAGCTGTCAGAACGCTTGGTGAACTTCCCAGAAAAACAAATTGCGGGAAGCTCTTGCTTTTTTTGATTAATTTTTTGTTTATCTGACTGTGTCCTGATGTTTTTGATCAGATCTTTTGAAGCTCCGTTTCTAATTCTCTCTAGGATCGTGTCTATACCACGATAAAATGGCTGATCCGTTTCTTTTATGTTTCTAAATATGGTTATAATTCCTTCTGTCATGATATTAAATAAGATTAGATTAAAGGGGGGTGTTTAAACGCCCCCCTATAAATTAGAATGGTAAATCAACGTCCTTCGGGGCGCTTGACTGACCATCTTGCTTCTTGGGAACAAATGTATCAAGTTCAACGTAGTGTTTGCCACCTCGTGATTGATTGATGTTCATATTGACCCATCCGTTCTTTGCGTTTAAAGTCAAAAAGGCGATAGCCTCATCAACTTTAACACTCATAGAACCTATAACCCATTCGGGTGCTGACTCTCTTTTCTTAAAAAGAAATCCATCTGCGAATATTTTATCTTCTGCCATAGTTGTTTATTTAGCCCATTAATATAATGACTGCAAAGGTGGGCAACCTTTACAATACTTCCGAAATAAAATAATTGTCTACGTTCTCTACAGAATCTTCCGCAAAGAACTGCTTATAAACTTCTAAGGCCCTTTCAACCTTCTGCTCCCCGCCTCTGATAAACTCAATAGATGGGGTGTATTTTGCTAACCGATGCGTTTCCTTTTCAATCACATAAAATATTAATGGTTTCCCAAAAATAATTTGATAGATATAGCTTTGGCTATCGTAATTATACATCTTTGCAGAGTAGCGCCAATTGTCTAGCTTTCCTTTTCCACAAGTCTTTAAATCAATCAAAACGTTTTCGCTAGGCATGATAATATCACACTTACCCTTCCATGTGTGTCCCTTAATTTCTTGAATCCCTGGAGTTTCAAACTCGTTGCCCTCAGCATAGATAGACTCATAGAAAGAAAAGTTACTTGTCATGCTCTTGGTCAAGGCGTCGATCTCTTCAGCTTCTTTTGTCAGCATTAACATCTCTTCACCGCTCTCCTCTATCGCTTCTTTATATAGCTTCGTGTTTCTAGAGGCGCAATCCACCAAGGTGAAGTTCTTTATTTTATCAGGCTCTAGTATTGCAGTATGAAAATACCTTCCCTCTATCAAGGGTTTTGACTCAGGTCGTGGTTTTCTGAACTGCTTAGGGTTATTCAACAGCATTCCAATATCTGAATTAGATAAGAACTGCTTTCCAAATTCCCCATAATACTTATCGTCATTCTTGAGCTTGGCTATGGTTTCTTTTACACTAGAAATCATGATTTATTTCCGCTCAAAAACTTTTCTAAGTCTTTGTTTATGTTTTTCTTTACGCTAGAACTTATTGCATATTTAGTCTTTAGGTTCTTAATGATTTGCTCTAATCCTAGATGACTGTTAGAGGCCATGTAAGGGATAACTAGGTTTGTGTAGTTTTCATCACTAACATCTAAACTGATTACTTTTACTTCTTTGCTCTTTGGAGCTTCGGTAACAGTATCCGTAATATCCTCACCTATCCAAAGAGACAAACCTAAACCATGCAGTGCAATAGCTTTAGCCGTTGATCTTTGAATAGTTTTGTTGACCTCAAAAGATGTGACTTTCTCAATTGGAACAGCATTGTTTCTGTAGTCCATAATTGGTAAATAATCAATATGTTCGATTGTTTCAACTAAAATACCAACTTTTACATAAGCCGTTCGGCCATCCGTAAAAAAGTTTAGACCCGTAGATGGATCTTCGTATACTATTCTCTGAGCTAATGGATATGATTGCTTTAGCATTGACCAGGCATTTGCCCAAGATAGATAATCTAAATTACCTTTCCTTTGAACTTTGGATTTTACGTTTAAAACTGAAAGTGTTTGAAAAACTGATTTATCGTTCATAATAATTGATTTTATTTTTAAGTAATTGAGATTTAATTGTTGCGTTGTTGTGAGCTGAAATTGCGTTATCTATGTACTTTTTGTTTTGAGGTTCAGCATTTTTTAAGCGATCCTCTAACTTAAATATTTTGTTATCACACCTGTCTAGAGCTAAAACTAAGACTCCCTTTTTCCACCCTTCGCTATATAGTATATGACAAAAAATGCTTGGCAAAGCCCTATAGAAATCGCCCTCATAGGCTATCCTAAGCATGTGACTGTTGTCGCTGTTTCTTTCGATTTTTATTCCGTTACACAAGTATGCTTGTGTGTCTTTTCTATGAAGTGGAGCGGATTCTGAGTCTTTAACTGCTTGATTCCAAAGCTCCTCAATACTATACATTCTCTTTATTTATTGACTGTCTTTTCTGACCCAGATACTCCAGTGACTCTATCTCTCCAAAAAGAGTAAACAGATCTCGAATGACATCTATTGGTTTCTCCTTTAAAGGATCCTCATTATTAAATTTCTGCATTTTATTAAAATAAATTGTTATTAAACTAAGTTACAATTTTTGCTTATCACGACCAAATTTTATTAGGTCATTTTCTATTTTTAGATAAATTTCATTTTTTATACAATTGAGCATTAACCTCCTAAAGCTTATCACGTTTCGAGATACAGCATTACTAAGTATTTGTTTTTTCTCTTCTTGAGTATAAAAACTGTTGAATCCTATTTGTCTATCGACTTCTTCAACGTCGTCCGCAGACCACAATCCAACTAGCGTATTTGTTTTATTGTTTTTCATTTTATTAAATTAAATAATTACATAAAGGGGGTATACTAACGTATCTTTTTTATTTCCCCCACTTTTCATTCTCGACGATCGTAGCAATAACGCTATAATTAGCCAAATCCAGATAACTGTCATGCAGAGATTCGTGGTTAGGAACATTGGATTTATTAACAATATTCTCTATCCTTGCCATCTTGTCATTTGACCTAAACCAGATACCCATTAAGGACATCTTCTTGTTGTCCTCATCTGACAAGTCTCGACCTAAAGCAATATTGCTAGAGCCATAGTCAAGCATCTTCCCGCAGAAGGTGTCGTACATCTCACCGAGCATATTTTTAAAAGCTTGGGATGTTTCAGGGAACCGCTTTTCGCAGTCTTTTGTTTGTTGGATAATGTCCTTCATAATTCCTCGATGTTTTCGAGTTGCCACTCCAATGGGTTTGGCACTTCATACTCTTCCTGAACCAACTGACTCATGCTCATGGCTTCTCTCACCATGACGCATCCTTTAACCGCTATCGAATTTCGCAACGTAGGGGCGAAAAATAATCTAAACTGTTTCATTTTTTTAATTTTAACCATTTAACATACATTCTACTAGCGACTGCCATTCGCTGAGGCTTGAACTTATAAATCGATCTGATCCTAGCCATAGCTATACGGATAAATTGATTCATCTCATTTTTATTAATCATATCTTTAATTTGATTTCTTGGTTATTAACGCACTATGCGTTGAGCTGTCAGAGGACTCGAACCTCTCGTCTAACCACAAACGTACCATAGACAGCAACAGACTGAGGCTTTGCCCCAATCAATAATCTTCCCTAACTTGATTCGTTAGATATTCTTCTAATATTTCTCTGAGTTCCATTTTAAATTCTTTGGTCATGGGAACAACAAGCGTATGATTACCGACAGCCAATACAACCCTAACATCTAGTACTTGCTCAAAGACTGTTTCACCTAAAGATCCGTACTCGGTGTAGTCCATGTGGTGAACTTCACTCTTGTACTGAACGTATGTATTTAGATCTGCATCAAAATGAAGGTCGTCTTCAAAGTCTGTCCACTCTGATTGATTCGATAAAATTCTATTTTCCATAACTATATATTTAACTTGATTACTCGTTTGTTCTATAAAGAACGATAAAAACTACTACCCCACCAAAAATTACTCCGTGTAAAAATTCTGGGGTATACATTACTTAGGTCTTTGGTCTCTGTCTACCATCCATACAAAAAATAGTATCATGAATCCTATGGTGAAGATTACGGCATCAAAAACACTTAGCCAATCTGAGTGTAGAAATATGTTCATAGGTTAAATAGGTTTTTTAATATTGAACAAACATACATCGGAACGACAAATGTCATAACGATCAAAACAGTTGCCACAAATAGTGCGACAGACTTCTGGAAGTTTTCTTTCATAATCCTAAAGCTTTTTTAAGCGTTAATGTTGCCATCTCATCTTGGTACATCTCTTTCGCTACATCGTCAATAGATATCAGCGTGTATGGTTCAACACCAACAAGTTGTTCTACGACTCCATTATTAATCTCAATTACCCTGTCAAGCAGTTCGTTAAAGTAGTCCTGAGCCTCATCGGTATAAGAGCCGTTTAAACGTCCTTTACCTTGGAAGTGCTGATCGACATACTCGCCAACCGCATCTATGATTTCAATTTCTCTATCATTCATGATTCTAGCATTTTAATAAATTCTACTACTGCTTGGTAGGTTCCTTGTAGCTTGGTTTGTCCTTGCTTACATATTGTTATACCACCCCCATTAATGTTGCACTCAAACACTTCAATCATTACATTAAAGAAGTTATCTGAATTATCATCATTGTCTGTTGTGATGCATTCAATCTTCTCTACCACAGGCATCAACCAATTCCAATCGGTTTGAAATTTACTCAGAGATTTAATCGTGTGTGTCCACTCTCCGTTATCAAAACTTCTTTCATCTGAGTATTTCATACCCATAAATTCTGCAATCATTTTATTATTATTCATCTTAATTTATTTTTAATGGTTATGACCATCCCCCGAAGGGGAGGTGTTTAAACGAGCTCTATTCTGCATTTTTTGGGTAAAGCATCTGAGCTATATATGCATAGACTCTCTTAGCTTGGGCATCAGACATCTCTCCCGCCTCTTGGTGAATCGTCAGGATATTCATAACAAGAGCTAAGGTTGTATCAACGCACCTTTGTGGAGGTAGTGAGGCTACTTCGTTAAATGCACCTAAGCTTACCCTCTCATCAAATCCCTCTTCATAAACGGACTCTGTAACTACCATTCGATGTTTTTTTGCTTCTTTCTCTAAAGCCTTAAGACAAGAGATGTATGTCTCTTCACTATTAAATGTTGCTACCTTTTCTGCGTAAGAATGTTTTGGTGTTTCAAAATATACTGTTATCATTTTAAATAAATTTAATTGGTTATGACCATCCCCCGAAGGGGATGCGCTTAAGATTTTAAAACTTACTTATGGCTAGCCCCCTTGCTTGTTAGTTTATCTTCCTCCAATATCCTTGAGCATATTTATCTTGACATAGCCAAGTATCTCGGTTAACACCTTTTACAACCGCAGTCCAATGCGAGCCATATCCAACCCTGACATCAAAAATATAATTCTCATCTTCAGATAAGATACTCTTGTGCTTATACATAACTTGCTTTTTTCGGTCTTTAATAAGACTGATTCTTTCCCAGCCTTTTCTTTCCATATAAATAGTCAAAGTAAATATTGAATTCCCGTCTGGTCTACCCAATTCGTTAACAGCTATGTCTGATAAATCTCTAAGGGTTTGCATATAGTCTTGTTCTAAAGCTAAAGCGCAAGCCCTAACCGCACAATCCCCAACATAATCTTTTTTTCTTCCTGTGAGAAAATAGTTTTCCCTACCCCCGTGAGAAAGTTCATATTTGATATAATCGATTCTTTTCATAATAAATAGTTTTTAATGGTTATGACCAAGCCCCCAGAGGGGCTAGAGTTTTAACAGTTTTCTTCACAGTATTCTTTGAATAGTCTAGATACTTTTCTATTCGTGTTTAGAGTATCTATAACTTCGCCTTCTAAAAGAACATCTGATCCAGATATAAACTATACCTTCATAGTTGATTGAGTAGACTTCACATCCTCTAAGCATTATTAAAGTGTCTAAAGAGTTTTCATTTAATGTATTCATGATATATAATTTTAATGGTTATGACCATCCCCTATAAAGGGGAATGGAGGCGTTTAAACGACTTGAAGTGATCCATCTGCACACGCTAAACAATCGATGTCTTCATCTACAAAGACATTGCCTAGCATTGAGTCGATGTTCTTTTGACTCGTCCTAAAGCTAAATCCGCAACACTCACACTCTACCTTTATGTTTCGTGTTCCTTGCTTTTTGGCGTTAGTCGGAGTAGTCATCATGTCGTGCGGGAACTCGCCGATCTTCTTGACAATCTTATCACATTTAGACTTTAACTCTGGGCCCGCCTCGGTAGCTCTCATCTTGCCCGTAAGGCCGATCTTGAGCGCCATGTCTCTGAAGACTTTGCCGTGGCCGTTCTTGTTATTGTCAATTGCGTGGATCAGCTCATGAGCTAGGACATCGAGTGTTCTGGAGCTCTTCTTGCGATCAAAGAAAAACGGGTTCATGAATATCTCATGATTGCCCGCAGTGCTACATGATGTGTGCCAATTTTCGCCGATGCTAAGATTTTTCTGTTTCCTAGTTCCACTGCTCATTATTGATACAGACACATTTACTTTAGGAACTTTTAGCCCGACAGGCTCAAAGACCTCCCTTGATAGCTCTTGAACTCCTAGTTGGAGCCAAGCTTCTCTATTAACAGTTTTCATAATAAATAATTTTAATGGTTATGACCAACTAGGTAAACGATACCTAGTCAGTTGGTTTCGGGCATTGCTGTGGAAGAGTCTTGATACTTACCTCCTAGCCTACGTTTGATCCAGATAGCCCCACCACATCCCTGTGGCATGCCCCTCTCGGGGTCTTCAGATAACCTCTCTGGCGTAGCGAGCTTTCGCTCGGTTTTAAGGACATGGATAATGCAACTGATTTTGTGCAGTTTTAACTCTGCCATCCGTCTCTCGGGCTCTAACCGACTCTCGGGGTGGAGGATTTAACGATTATCATGCATCAAAGTGCTGACAATCAGGGTGTTACGTTGCGATTTCCAATATTTCAATGTACAGTGTGCCTCAACAGCTCTGTAACAATACGACCTTTTTATTACCTGACCAAATCTTCATGACTCACACTAGGTTTGCGGACTTTGGTATTCTTACTTTTTGTTTAACCCTTTGTTCATCAGGCGTTTAAACGACACAACATTATATGCTGTCGGACAATAGTAAAATCATTTATAGATGTGAAAGATGGGCGAGGGGTTAAGGGAAGGCTCTTTCCCTCTGAACTTTCATTCACCCTTGAGGGGAAGGTGTGGGGGTGTGGAGGTGGTGGTGTTTACATTGTCAAATTCCAAGGTCATGATGCGTGGTAAGTAGCTACAGATACCAAGATGCACCACCTATAGCTAGGCCAAAACAAAAAGCCAAAATAATCGGAAGGAAATTTTTGAAACAGAACCCCCCCCTCAAAAAAAAAGTCGTTTTCCAAATCGACCGATGGCGCCCGTAGCCGCAGAGAACCCAAACACTAAATACATCTAATATGATTTTGTATCTTTACCGAGTGATAGAATCCTACGAGATAGAAATTGTAAATCGTTTAACTATAGGGCCTTGTTTTGGTTTCTCTATATATTTAAAGGACGATGACAATGAAATGGGTGAGTGGGTTCTTTATTTAGGATTAATAAGTATTCATTTAAAATATTGGTAATATGAAAAACATGGGAGGATTAGACATTAACGATGGTCGTTTAATTAATAATGATCCAGCGTCTCAAATTGGTATTCAAAAGATTGTTCGACAAGCTCAATTTTTAAATGCTACAAAGTTGAGTACATTAAGAAACATTGCTAATGATTCTAAGATGAACATTATGGTAAACATGATGAAGAAGTAGTCTTTTTTTATTAGTGTATTATAGAAAGGAGTCTTAGGATTCCTTTTTTTTTACATCATATATTGGTTTTATGTCGCTTTTTGTATAAATATTCCAGACATATTCCAGTATAAATGTCGTTTATATTACTGATTATTAGAGAGATGACAGTTATGACAGTAAATAGACCTTTTGAATTAAAATAAAAAAATATAATAGTAGTATAAAAATATATATATATATATAAAACACTAAAACTCTGGAATCGTGTCATTAATGTTTTGTCTATGTTTTGTCTATCTTTGTTATAAATCAAATTAAATTATGAGTGAATTAGGATATAGCCCAAAGGATTTAACCTTTGATTCAAATGCGCGCAAGCGTCTTCAGAGTGGTATAAAAAAGATTAGTAAGGCGGTAAAGTCTACATTAGGCCCTAGGGGTAAGACTGTCTTGATAGAGAGTCAGAATCATACTAGGGGAATTACCGTTACTAAGGACGGTGTGACTGTAGCAAAGAGCATAGACTTATTAGATCCTGTAGAGAACCTGGCGATACGTATGGTCAAGGAGGCTGCGGACAATACTGCAACTAGTGCTGGTGATGGAACGACTACGGCTATAGTCTTGACCGAGGCGATTGCATCGTTGGGCATGGATGCCATAGATGATAGTGTCAGCTCTACCGAGGTGATAAGAGAGATAGGGAAGCTCACTGACGATGTGGTGAAGCGATTGAAGAAGATGTCGAGGAAACTTGGCAAGCGAGGACTGCTTGATGTAGCTACGATAAGCTCTAATAATGACAAGGAGATAGGTCGGGTGATTGCTGATGTGTACGGGGCGATTGGTGACAATGGTCTTGTGACGGTAGAGAAGAGCATGACCGAGGAGACGTACCACGAGGTGACGGATGGGATAAAGATTGACAAGGGTTATACCAACAAGATGTTCGTCAACAACCAGAAGAAGGACGAGTGCATACTAGAGGACGCTCATATTCTTATGACAGACCACGAGATTACAAACGTTCTGGCGATAGAGAGCATACTAAAGCCCGTGATACAGAGTGGACAGCCACTACTGATTATTGGGAGCTGTTCAAACCAGGTGGTGAACACCTTGGCGGCCAATGTTGTCAAGAGCGGTCTGAAGATATGTAACATAATGCCTCCTCAGTTTGGATACAAGCAGCATGAGTTGATGGGTGATATAGCCGTCAGTGTGGCTGGGAAGTTTATGAGCGAGAGCCTTGGCGATGACCTTAGCACAATAACCATGGCTGACCTAGGTAAGGCAGAGAAGGTGATTGTAGGGAAAGATAACACGATAATCATACGTAACGAAACTAATCCAGAGAGCATAAAGGCCAGAGTAGAGGAGCTTTGGGTTGCTCATGACCATGCTAAGATTAAGCACGAGCGTGACTTCGTAAAAGAGAGAATCGCATCCTTAACGGGAGGGATAGGAGTGATATATGTCGGTGCCAATAGTGATATCGAGCAGAAAGAGAAGTACGATAGGGTTGACGATGCCGTGTGTGCCGTCAGATCCGCACTCGAAGAGGGTGTGTTGCCAGGAGGAGGGCTTGCCCTGTACAACCTGAGCCATAAGTATATGCTCAACGACAAGATGTGGGACGCTAAACAGAGCAGTAAAGAGTCTCGTATCGCCAATAGAATAATGTCAGAGGCGCTTGTGTCTCCCATGAAGCAGATTATGGTCAACGCGGGTCTAGACCTAGACACTATTATGGACAGTGTTCAGGGTGAGAACGTAGGCTACGACGTGAAGAACGAATGCTATGGTGATATGTTTAAGATGGGGGTGGTTGACCCACTAAAAGTCACAAAGAACGCGCTAAAGAACGCATCGAGTGTCGCGACAACGATCCTCAGTACCAACGCCATTGTAACTTTGGCTAGGACATATACCGCTGAATAGTTAAAAAATTCGAACACTAAGCCTTGAAACAAAAGATATGAAGCCAATTGGGAAATATATTATCATAAATAAGATTAGCGAGCAGGTAAAGACAGATTCGGGGCTTATTCTCTCTGATGACGAGGCGACAACCTTCAGATATAAGAAGGCAGAGGTCGTTAAGGTGGGCACGGAGGTGACTGCTATTGCCGATGGGGACATAATATACTATGACCGCAACACAGGGCACACTATGATTATCGATGAGACAACATACTCGGTGATTACCGAGAGAGACGTCGTAGTTGTTGACTCTCCTGGCGAAGATTCAGCATATACTTCCGATAAACCTTGTCAGTGTAAGTAGCGTTCTTCCTAAACATAGGGTTGGCGGTCTCTGAGATGGGGAAGTCCTCACCATTTAGCTTTTTATAGAGGGTACTTATGCATGAACGAGCCTTGATTGTAAGCTCATATAGGGCCTTATGTCCTCCTCCAGACTTTCTCCACACATGAATCCACTCTCTTTCTAGCAAAGACTTGAATCTTTTCTTATCCCAAGGGAGGACTTGTTCAAACTCTGCAAACTTTGTCTTATCAAAATACTGCTCGCTATAGAGGAAGAACAATATGTCTAAATCCTCTTGACTGAGTTGGTATCTAACCTTCGCCCACTGTCTTACAATCCTCCAATACTTCATGTAATCTAGTATAGGCTCAACTCTTCTGTACCTTACTATATTCTCAGCCTTTACTTTTTTCCTTCGGCTAATCCGTTCTTGTTTTTGCTTTTTTTTGCGCTCTTGTTTTTTTCTCCACGCAATTCCGGCTTTTGAAAACTCAAATTCCATTTGATTATATTTGTAGTAAAGTTAACAAGTAATATTTGTAAAATAAAAATCATGGCAATTAAAAGAGATTTATCTGCACCTCTTGCGGTCTCAGAGTTTGACGGAGAAAAGAAGAGAAAAAAAAGAGTCACACGAACTTCAAGTGACGGAAAAAAAACTAGAGAAGTAAGAAGAAAAGACGGGAGTCTTAAAAAAAGAGTCACACGAACCGAATCAACAGTTGAAGGTTTTGCACCTGTAACTAAGAAAACAAGAGACGTTAAAAAGGTAAGTCGTTCAGGAAATAAGGTTATTATAAAAAATAAAACCAAATTGAGCGCTACTAAATTCGAAAATGGGAAAAAGGATGGTATGCTTCCCCAAAGAACAACTCGTTCTAAAGTTACCCTTTCCAACAGCAAAGGAACGGATGGCATGAAATTAAGAAAAGTTAAAGTTGTAAAAAAAGCAGGAGGCTCAAGGATTGAAAAATCTAAGTCTACAGGAAATACGGGAACTTCAGCAATCTTAAAAACCATTCGCAATGGCGGAGGTATGAGAGGTTATCGAAAGAAATAAATAATAATTTTAATTAATATTTTAAAAATGAAACAAGGATATAACGCTCGACTTGATGAGTCAATCGGAGCAAGAAACGGAAAGAAGTCTCAGTCTATGAAAGACCGTAGAGATGAGTCCAAAGGAATGTCTAAGAAAATGTATGGCCATGCATATGGAGCTGATAAGGGAATGTCTTACAGACACAATCACCCCGGACATGTTCACAACGTTGCTGGTCACTTGCGTTCAATCTATAAGAAGTAAGCTATGCCTTTTGACAAGAAAAATAGCAAAAACTTAATGCCTAAAGGAATGCGGAATCCTAGGGGTAGAGACTTATCTACTCCCTTGGCTCCCACTGGGGATTTTGATAAACAAGAAGTTAGTGATTCTGTTTATTTTGCAAAACAATCCCTTGCAACCAAAAAAGGTCGTGCTTCAATGACTGAGGCTTCTGCATTAAAAGCATTGAGTTCAATTGAGAGCATGAAGGACTAAAATGGCTACTAAGTCTAAAATGAAATGCAACCGCGTGGTTGCTTCGGATAGACCTGGTAAGAAACGAATGGTTAAGGCTTGTTCTAACGGGCAAGAGAAACTTATTCACTTCGGAGCGAAGGGATATGGTCACAACTATAGTCCCGCCGCCCGAAAATCTTTTAAGGCTAGACATAAGTGCTCTAGCGCAACAAACAAATTAACGGCTCGGTACTGGTCGTGTAAGAAGCTTTGGGCAGGGCCTGGAGGGAGTACAAAATCATCACCAAAAACCCGAAAGGGTAAATATTAAAGTTATGCCAACAGTAACATATAAGTGTCCTGATTCAGGATCAAAAATGAAAAAGACCTTTCCATACAACGCTGTAGGGAAAGCTCAAGCCGACACTTTCGTTAAACTAATGAAAGGGAATATAAAGTACAATCCTAACAGATACTCAAAAGGATATTAAGATGGCTAAAAAATTTAAAGTTCATAACATGTATAGCAAAACTGGAATAAAAAAGGTTGCTAAAACCATGGCTCAACACTTATCTTTAAAGAAACAAGGATACTCTCATACAAGAAAATAAAATGGGAAATAAAGTAAGTTGGCTCTACGGAGGGAAAAGATACAGTGGAACTTTGATTAAAAGCAAAGAAACCAAAACTCACAGGTACGCAAGAACCGAAAACGGAAATATTAAAAGTTTACCTAAAAAAAAGAAATAATGAGTAAGTTAACAAAGAGGCAAAAAAAGATTGCCAAGGCTGCGGCGCCTTATAATAAGATTACCGGAGATGACTTTAAAGCTTTAAAGTCAATGAAATCAGGAAAAAAAAGAATCAATGGCTGATTGGATTAAGGGAGCGATAAAAAAAAAGGGAGCTCTAAAGGCCGCGGCGAAAGTAGCTGGAGCTATAACCTCTAAAGGAACAATAAAAAAATCTTGGCTAAAGGCGGCAGCACAGGCAGGAGGCATGCTTGGTAAAAGAGCTAGACTAGCTATTACTCTATCAAGATTTCGATAGTTTTTTTTAGATTATCTTTGAGCATTAAAGAAAGAGAATTTTTAACCCTCTAAGATAATAAAATGGCATATCCAAAAATAAACGTCAACACAGGATTAGCACTAGAAGTAATTGCTAGCGATACAATATTAATCCCTAGCCCAGCTCTTCCAACATTAACAGGCGCGGCAACATCCACAACAGCCAACAAGTTAGTAGACTCTAACGCTAAGTTTGTTACAAACAAAGTTCAGATAGGTGATATTGTATATAACACTACGGACAATACTTTGGTGACAGTAACCGCTGTAGACAGCGAAACAACCTTAGCGGTAAGCGCAAACTTATTTGCAGATGCCGAAAACTATAAGGTCTTTGTAGGGGGCCCTGTCTTTTCTACTAGCATTAACTCCTCTTCTGGTTGTCTTTTATATGTCGGAAGCAATGAAGACATGACTGCCACAGAAATGGGTTACGCAACAATTAAAGTAAAAACAATTGCGGGTAATGATGTGACATTCAATAACTTCCCCGTTGGACATTATTTACCTATACAAGTTCTTCAAGTTTTTTCCACAGGAACAGACTCAACTTCAAGGGTGAGTTGTGTAGCTGTTTGGTAAGCTAAAACGATATTTTTTTTGAACTAACTTTGTAGTTGAATTTAATCTAAACTCAATGAGTATGCGTATCTATAAATATTTAAACAATAAGATGATGAGCTTTGCAGACATTTTTAAAGACACTAATGATTGGAACGAAAAAACAATAGTTGGTTTTATATCATTTGCCGTCATGATAATTGTCATGATTGTAGATGTAATTACGGGATGGCTAGGGAAAGACCTAGTTGTGAATGAGTTTATATACAACTCATTTATGTTTATTACTCTTGGATCATTTGGAATTGCAGGAATTGAAAAATTTGCAGGGAAAAAATGAAAGATAAAAACGACTCAGGCAGTCCATACAAAAACACGGGATTTTCCAGCTTTGGAGAAGACACCGTTTTAGGTCTTAGTATTAAGAGTTTAATCGCTATAGGGATAACCCTTGTGTCTGTAGTGTCAATGTATATGACTCTACAGGCTGATATATCCGTTGCTATGATGAAGCCCGAACCTGTGATCACAAAGACTGAATATGAATTGCAGACTAAACTGATGGATAAAGCAATTATTGAAACAAAAGAAGATATTAGTGAAATAAAAGCTTCTATTGATAAGATGGAAGATAGATTGTTTAACGCACGATGAGACTCTCTAAGAACTTTACTTTGTCTGAAATGACAAAAAGTCAAACGGCACAAAGGCTAGGGATTGAAAACAATCCAGACGAGCTTCAGATAGAAAACATGAGGGAGCTTTCAGAAAAAATTTTACAACCTATTCGTGATGAGTTTGGCCCCGTTAGAGTAACATCAGGACTAAGAGTTCCTGAGCTTAACACAGCTTTAAGTGGGTCGAAATATTCACAGCATTGTAAAGGAGAAGCGGCAGATATTGACATGTGTTCTAATGTTTGTGATAAAAAAAACGCAGAGGTTTTTGCTTGGATAGTTTCTAATTTAATATGGGATCAAATGATATGGGAATTTGGAAATGACTCTTGCCCCGATTGGATTCATATATCTTATTCATATGGAAAAAATAGAAGAGAAGTCTTAAAGGCGGTGAAGAAAAAAGGAAAAACAAGCTATATTAATCTTAATGATGTAACCATCTAAATAATAAACCATGAAGTGCTCTACACTTAGCTACTTTCTTCTTGTTGTTTTACTTATAATATCTATTATAGGGTGTTCTCCTGAATGGCATATACGAAAAGCCTTAATAAAAGACCCTAGAATGCTAGTTCAAGACACGGTAGTAGTGAGGGACACTATACTCACACCTTCAACTGTTGTGATTGATACTTTTAACTTATCAAAGACTGACACTATAGAAATTATCAAAAACAACTTTCGTGTTAAAATTGTACGAAGCTATGACACATTAATTATTGATGGTGGATGTGAAAGCGACACTATATATAGAACTATAGAGGTTCCTTATAGTAAAATAGAATATTACTCTGCTACTAGATATCAGCAGATAAGTGGCTACATAGTGGGTGGTTCTTTTGTGTTAGTTATACTAGCTATAGCATTGTCATACATAAGAAAGCGCCTCCTATAAATTTGTTACCTTTGTAAGAATCCTTACATTGGAAATAAAATATAGAAATGGCAAGAATTAGTACATACGCTTTAGATGAAAACTTAATCGCCAGCGATAAGTGGATAGGAACTTCTGCAAATGACTCTAACGCAACTAAAAATTATTCTTTAGGAAATGTAACGGACTACTTAAATAAGTCAGGAGTTATTGACTCTCAGACCTTGCGTTACAAGTATCAAGACGTAACGCCTCAAGACACTAGAGCGGTGGCAACTATATCTTTTGCCACATCTCAGGGCAGTACCGTTAATTTTTCTAGCATAACCACATGGGTTCTTAGCAAGTTTGCAAAGCCAGATAAGCAAGTAGACTCTTTTTACACATCACCTCTTATTGGTTCTCACGTTTTAGTAACCAACGCTGCAAATGTATCTAATTGGGCAGTGTACTTATGGACTGGGTCTGCAGCAACTACAGACCCTAATTTTTATAATATAGCACTTACCTACATTTCGGGTTCTGGAGTATTACAAAAAAACAAAGATTATCTTATTTCTCTGCTAACCTACGATGTCGCGGGTCAGACGGGAGATAAAAACTTTTTATTCACTCAAAATGATCCAGCGGCAACTTGGGTTGTTACCCACAACTTAGATAAATACCCCTCGGCATCTGTCGTTACTGGGGTAAATGATGAGCTTATATACGGTAATGTAACTTATCAAAGCACAAGCAAACTTACAATAACCTTCTCATCGCCCGTTAGTGGCAAAGCATTTATAAACTAGAAAATATGGCAATTAATTTTTTAAACAGTCTAAACATTAATAAAAACTCAGTAGAGCAACTGAGAGTAGTAAATCACATTAACGACGCCGCGGCAGGAACCGGTGTGGTCGGCCAGCTATATTATCAAACAGGCAGTGGGAACGAGTTCCTAAAGGTATATAGACAAACAAGTTTTGAAGTTGGTAACGAAACATTTGCTTGGAAAGAAGTTGGTGGTGGTGTTACAAGCTTAACAACTAGTAATGGTACATTCATTAACCTTACACCAACCACTGCTCAAGTTGGAGATGTTAGCGTAAGTGCAGATCTTTCTGCTACGGGAACAGCTAATTCAAGTAGTTTTTTAGCTGGTAATAATGCGTGGGCAATACCTGCTGGAACATATAGTTGGACAGTAAAAGGCGATGGTGCTGAAAATACGGCTGTGGCCTCTGGAGAAACAGTAACAATACTTGGAGGTACTAATATTAGTGCTACTTTATCTACTAGAACAATTACAATTGCCTATACAGGTGGTTCAGGTACAATGTCAAATTGGAATTTAGCGGCAGACAGCGGTGCAACATTACAAGTAGACAATGGTGAAACGGTAGATATTGCTGGTGGAACTCACATCACAACAACAATGGCTGGTACAGCAGCGGCTCCTTCTGTTTCTATATCTACAGACGCCACCAGTGCTAATACAGCAGACACATTAATGTCAAGAGATGGTAGTGGATTTAGTAATGTTGCGACACCAGCAACTGGTGACAGCTCTACAAGAGTAGCTACAACAGCTTTTGTAAAATCTGCAATTGTAGGTTTAATAGAATTTAAAAGTGGATTTAATGCTACAACTGGTTTAATAACCGGAGGCACTTCAAATTTAACAGCTGACGATTCTCCAGCTACAGGAGATGTTAGAGTTGCTATATTAGTTGGTGACATGTATGTAGTTACAACAGCTGGTAATTTCTATGGCAACGCTGCTTATCCTTTAACTCCCGGTGATTCTGTAATATGTCAAACAGATGCACCTGCAGGAACTTCTGATATAAATGATTGGGTTATTGTTCAGTCTGATACTGATTTAGCTACAGCCACTACAGTTGGTATAGGTAATGTTAATAATAATACTAATGGCGGTACTTCTGTTTCTTATACAACAGGTACAGCAAAAATATCTTTAAATGTTGACAATTTAGTAGCTGGATCAGGAGATCCTGTTACTGTCGCTGGTGAAGATAGTTCGGGTAATACGAAAAAATTTACAATAGATTCTTTACATAATTTAAGAGGTAAAAGAGTGGCTTTAAACGATCCAGATGGTGGAGCTTCAGGAATAACAAGATCGTTTGCAAGTAGCGTTACAACTTTTACTTTAGAAATAGATAGTGTTTGGGACTCTTCAATTGATGTAAGAAATGTAACAATAGAAACAACTAGCTTGACTAGTGGTGACAATGAAACAGTTTACGCTGACACAACTAGAAAAGACGATGTTAGTCCTCAACAAATAATTGTTAAGTTTGCTGGTGAAGTAGCTAATAATGTTTATCAACTTCTTCTTCAAAACGTAGGATAATAATATAATAAAATAATAGACTAGATGGCTATTCAGTTTTTAAATAACCCCAAGGTAGGAGATGACGTTAAGATTGAAATTGGTACTTCTTCTGATTTACTAATATATCACGATGCTTCTAATAGTTATATAACTAATGCGACTGGAGAGTTGTTTATAAAAGGCGCAGACGATTTAAGCATACAAGATACTGATGGAACAAACAGAGCTATATTTCAAGCAAACGCACAGAAACTG